CTGGCACTAATGCGATCCAATCTTCATCTCCACAATTATCTGATAATGCCTGATATTTTGGTGGGGCATCTTCAAATTTCCATATCACAATCGCTTTCTTCAAGTTCATAATCAATCAACTCCTTCAATTCAATATCTCTATGCCGTCTATCCTGCCTTCGTGATCTCACCTTCAAACTCTTTTTCTTCTTTACTGGCTTATCCCTATTACGCTTACCCTTCTTAACATATTTTTTCAATCCAGCAATGGATAATCGCCTTTTCTTTGGCTTTTTCTTTTTCTTCACCTTCTTAATCCCTACTGGCTTGGGCTTTGGCTTCGATTCTGAAATAGGCGTTCCTATCACATGATAATACTCCTTTAACTTATCTGGCATATACTCATGCATCTTATAATCAATCTTGTTCTCATTCCAATTTAAACTGTGGCATTGGAATATGAATATCTTCAGATCGGCAAGTTTGGGCATGAACTGGCTTGGCTTACCTAATGATGCCATCTTGAAGAACTGATGCTGTGATCTGGATATGTAACCCCTGCCAAACTTAATCTCAAACACTATCGCCCTCTTACCATATATTTCATCATGGAGAAGCAAGACTAAATCGCCGTTCCAACCATGAATTATATACCTTCCCTTACTGCCAGTAATTGCCCCCACACTATGTTTCCCATTGCCATCTGGATCTGTTTTCAATATCTGAACCCTAACCAATCCTGATTGATTTGGATATACTTGCTTTATAATGGATTTGCGATTGTCCAGTATGTAATCTATGGCTATCCTCTCAACTAAATGCCCCAAGTATGTTGCCATCCTGTGATAGTCTATCTCAATTACGCCCTTCCTCATATCTACCAACCTAACTTCTCCAACTTCTTATCAAGATCCTTCTGTTGTTTCTTTCCATACCATTCTCTTAATGTCTTAACTGTGCAATTCAAGAGTTGTGCCACTTCGATTTCTGACCATCCTTCATCAAGCAATTCTACTGCTAATGTGTGTCTAAAGGTATTCGGTGAAACTCCTGAAACTCCTGCATCTCTACTGTATTTCTCAATCTTTCTGTAAAAATACAATCTTGTGTTTCTTCCTTTTGCATTCTGCATCTGCTTTGCAAACTCACCTACATTGAAATAGATTTTCCTGTGCTTCTTGATTCTTGTATATGCATCATCTCCTTTCTTTTTTGGTCTATTCCATATAACCCTCAAATATCCCTCTTGCATTTCTTCCCTTAATTCATATTTCTTATCAGTTATCACCGAAACATGACAACCTGTATATCGAAATAGAAGATATGCTTTGAATATTCTTTCATGCTTTGTTCCCTTCAATTTTTCAAGTTCTCTTTCTATATCGGCACATTCTTTTTTTGAGATCGGTAGTTTTTGTTTTCCCATGAATATCACCTTTTTGACATGATGCTGTATGTTCATTCTGTATCGCCAGTAGTTCTTTATTTATACCCTACTGATACACAAGACAAATATTTATACTTTCTGTATCAAAAATCGGGCTTTTTTGGTTAGATCTGCAACCTTGAAATTTTGACTTGCGATAGCATTGCTACTTGTTACAAGTAACTATGTTATAAGTCGCATACGCATGATAGCAACAAATTAGGTAGCATTGCTATCACGCACATACGCACGAAAGGATTTTACCGTTCCTTCACTTCGGGGAGATGAAATACGCCTTCATCATCACGATAATAGAGATTCCGCTTTCGTGGGATCTCCTTCCCTGTGAAGAACTCCATCAATTTCCCTGTATTAAGCCCTCTATTTTGCTCAATCTTATTCCGTTTTCTAATGCGTTTCTCAAATTACTATCTATCTCATATTTCACATGATTTTTTATTACATTTTCAACTTTCATCTGAATCATCTCCTTCAATCATTTTGTTGCCCAACGATTTTTGAAGTCTTTCTCTAACTCTTTACCACAATCCTTGCATCTAACTGTATATTCCATAACATTTTCGTGGATGCCAGAACAATTCCTTGTGATGTTTATGTGGGGGCATTCATTTTGCAGTTCTTCTTCCAATTTTAATTTCTTTTCTTCCAATTCTTTGATTTCAATATCCAACTGCTTGATTTCTCCTTCTAATTTCTTAATTATCATCATTCTTCATCTCTCCTTCTTTATTCTCTCATACCATTCATCTTTTACTTCGATCTCAACCTTTTCTTCATCATATCCCAATTTGATATATATAATTATGAATCTTTCTGGCTTTTGTTTGGATTTGGGCTTCCAGATTGCAACCGCACATCTAAATGATTCTGGAATTAACCCCACGTTCTCTAACATCCAGTTCTTCATTATTTTTAGTTTGTCATAACTATTGTAACTCGTAACATCTGTAAGCATTGTGATCCCATCCCTGTATGATAGAATATCTGCAATGCCGAAGAAGTCTTTGCCCTTTGACCACTTACTTTTATGTGTTACTCTTGTATTTATCCAACCCTCATCTTCATAGTAACAAGCCAATAACCCTTCCCTTTCTGTTGCTATCGCCGTCTTACTTCTCTTTGCCACCTGAATCACTTATCCTTTTCCACTTCTTCCTGATGTGCTTCGGAATGGGCTTCCTGCCCATTATAATATCTTCATCTGCCCTTTGATCCCTTGTCATGCGTTCAAGCCCCTCAATAACCTGTTTCTACGCTTCCTGAAGCCCTTTCCCTTGAATCTCTCCTTCGCATACTTGCATTGCCTACAACCACACCGCAAGTTGTATTTACGCAACTGCCCATCACATAGGATGCCTTCTGTGAATAGTAGATGTGAATCCTTACTCCAAGTTTTCAATATGATGTTCTTCCTTCGTGCCACGATCCTGTTTGTGTATCGGATTCGCTTCAATCGTTTTTTCTTATCATCTGGATTGCCCATGTTATCTTCCACCAAATCTTCTTTTCCTTTGACCACCGCATTTTCTACAAGCGATTATATCATATGTGCCAAATTCATCTTCTTCTGTTACCATGTTCTTCTTGTATTCATCATGATCGCAATCTTCATCAAATGGAACTATTAACAATCTTTTATTAATACCTGTTCTTTTTCCATACCAATAAACCTTTCTTGCTTTTCCATATCGTTCCGCACATTCTTCACAAGCATAATAACGATAGCCATCAACCGTATGCCAGTATGCAACTGCATCAATCTTTTCTCCAAAATCATTACGGTGAAACCAACAATATCGTTTGGGGATGTTCTTCTTTGGCTTTGAATCTTCAACATCCCTATAAGGATTCTTTGCAAGTTCCTTTTTTAGTTTTTCTTTAAACCTGCCTTCCTTTGTTTCCAGATAGCATTTCCAATGCATTGGATTAATCGGATGTGCATAATAACCTTCTGCAATATCTATTTCTTCTTCACATTTCACACACATTACTTTGCACATTTGGTTTCACCCATACAATAGAATTGGATTTGCCCATAGTGGTAAAAGGCATCATTCCAAATACTGCCAGAAAGAAGCATATCCCTGATCCTGATGGCATTGCGAATGCCAAGAATATTAAGCCCAACAATGCTTGGGCGCATATCGGAACGCTATATTCCATCCATTTGGGCTTTAGCAACCAATTCTTGAATCGCTTTAATCTATTACTCATATTTGATTCTCCTATATTCATACATTTCCTTGAAAAATATCATTGTAGAATAAAATAACCAAGCAATTCCACAAAATCCAAATAGGATTATCTCAATCATTTTGATTTCGGGCGTTTTTGGATTGTGGGGCAGATCACCGACATATAGGGCATATGCTGTAAATACGGCACATACTGAAACCACCATTTGCATAAACCATTTAATTGCTTTTTTTCGCACTTCAATCACCATCCTTGACAAAATCTTCCCATTGTATAACTTCCATTTCCTTGCCTTTCCCTGTCGCATTGGCTTCTGCTAATTCATCTCCATACATCTCATTGAACAGAATACCCATGCTCTCACCATAGCCCTTGCCTTTCAACCTCTTAATACCATCTGCAATTGCCATATAATCTAACTGATCCCACTTGAAGAATAATCCACCTTCAAGAATGCCATCTTGGAACATCTGAATTTTATTCACCCTGCTAACCTTTACCCTGATTTGCCATGACCACTTGCTAAAGTAGGGGCGATCCTGCCAACCATGAAAGAGAATTTCATCTCCCCTTTCTATCGGTTGCTTTCCTAACGGTCTAATCGTTTGTTTGCAAGTCTTATCTAATATTGCCTTGATCTTCGGTTCATATGTAAATGCCTTTACAAACTTCTGTAACCAATAACCATCACCATGACTTTCAAGCCAAACTATATCTGTTTGTGTTACATTGGCAAGATTAATGTTCGGATGATCACAACATAAGATTATATTATCAAGTTCATGTATTGTTAAATATAAATCCATTTTGCTGTTTATACTTGAATCGCAATTTATACAATGATATAACCTAAACCTTGCCTTCTCATTCAGCATTATTTCCTACTCCTAATATCATTTACCTTCGCTATCCACTTCGCTTTCATGTCTATAACTTCTGCTTCATCCAATAGATCGCATATACAATCCAAGCAAAGATGCCATTTCCTGTGCGGATGAACAGGGTTCTGCTCACATCTTCTGCATATTCCCTGAAATCCACATTCGGCGCATTTGTATTGATCACGATCTCTTTCATCTCTCACCATCAATCTATGACATTTTGGACATTTCATCATTTCATCTCCAGATATTTCTCTCCTTTTTGTGATAATACATCCATTACTCTTTCGTCATTTTCCATTGCTGTTATTGAAATCTTGTTTTTGCATTTTTGACACTTCATTATATTGCCATCTTCAACTTTGTATGGCTTTGCTATTCCTGTTCCATCACACCAACAAAGAGCAAACACATTTATTTTATCATCTTCAACTTTCTGTTTATGTTCTTCGGTCATTTCCTTCAACCATTTATTCATGTCCGAAATCGTTTCAATTTCTTCTTCTGGAACTATGATAGTAACTTCCGTTCCACCGTTATCTTTCTTGTTGAACTTCCTGATTGGAAATGCCAACCAAACTCCGTTCTTCTGATCTGCAATCCCGAAACATCCTTTATCCACATCCAATGCCATTTTGACATAATCTATCTGTTCTTTTTTCATTCTTTCATCTCCATCTTAAAGGGGCAGTTCTCGTATGTGCATAGATCACCGATATGCCTACACCATTGAACGAATTTATCATATGTTCTGTTCAGTTCCCTATACGGACAAACCGCACACCCTATCTTGATATTCCAAATGCTCGGAATCATGCTCTCATCCCTGATTCCGTTATCTACTACTCCACAAGAACATTCACACTTGCCTTCATGGTTCTTTGGTAATTTGCAAGTATGCGTTCTTTCAGGTATGATCTCATACCTTTTTCCTTCTTTCTTTCTCCTAATCTCATGGGCTAATCCGCATACCCATTGCTTGTTACAATTGCTTTTATCAATCTTCCGATCTTCTATCTCATGGACATCAAGCAACTTTACCGACATTTTAGAATACTTGCCTTGCTTACATCTATGGTATGCAGTTATCTTACCACAATCACATTCTATAACAAAGACTTCCTGATCTTCTGGAATAGTATTTTCATCCACATATGAAAACCCACAATTTTTACAATATACTTGCATCACTTTTAATGCCATCTACTTCACCTTCCTATTTCCACATTTACCGCATTTGCCTTCTATCGTTTTTGTCATGCAATTACAATCACTACATTTTGTAATATCCAGATCTCCTTCCAATACTGCATTGCTTCTTGTGGTTGTTACTGCATGGGTTCTTGGTGGCAACAACTTTGGCTTCCTGCCAGATATACGCAAACCCATCTTATCCCTACAATCTGGACATATTAACAAGCCCTTCTTCTTGGAATAATACCAACCTTCCTTCCTGACCTTCTCGGCAAGTGTATCCTGCCGAAATCCAGATTGGATATATCTGATGATAATCTCAATCTTATTCTTGCAATCATTATGATCGCAAGTGCCTACTATCTTTCTTGGAATCTCAAAGCCCATTATTGACCACCACCTTTTAGATCTAATTTCGTTTGATTCGGACATTGCAATCTCTTTAACTTTCTGTAAAGTGCTGGATGGCTAATTGATAAATTCTTCTCCCAATCCAAGTATGCTGTGCATGGCAAACAACCGCAACGATTGTAAAGTGCTGGATTGCCTTCTAAAAGTAGATAGCCCTTCTTCACTAATTCTATCTTCGGATCATCATAAACATTGCTGTATTTATCCCACTTTGTATATACTTCATTGATCGGTGTGCTTTCATCTAATGTTCGCTTCCAAACATCAAAGGTAGAATCATGCATGATCGGATGATAGTTCCATGTACCTGTGTTTCTCACATACCATCTTTGACCGCAAAATTCTACTATCTCTCCCTCAAATTCTCTTTCTGTATATGGGGCTTTTTTGTTCTCATAACGCATGGCAAGTTTCCATCTGTTCTGGCTTTCGCAAGATTGTAGCCCTGTTATGATTGCATTAATGCCAAGTTCCTTTTGTAAAATCAATGCAGGTTTTTCTTTCAGATATTCACAACATTTGGGCGCATTACTGCCCTTGCCACCACCCTTCCTGATGGTTGGTAATCCGTATTCCTTCTCACATTCCCAAAATGTCTTGATCGGTTTCGTTTCATACAAATTCAACTTCCATTCTTCTGCAATTTTCTTCTTAAATTTTACCGTTTCTGGAAATGCCACGCCAGTATTCTCATGGATCACCACGATCTTTGGATTTATCTCTAAAGCCATCTTCAATACATCAATGCTATCCTTACTGAATGAACAAGCAACTGCAATGTGTTTGCCATGTCGTTCAATGGCTTCCTGAACTAAATCCATTGGCTTGAACATCTATTCTTCATCCCCTTTGCTTTTCTTTGGCTTCTTCAATATTGCCTTGTCATATGGTTCAACTGTAAGTTGAATTAAGCAACTTATTGTAATTTTGATCTTCTCCCATAATGTATAATCCTGCCAATATCCTAACGACATCAATTCCCTTCTAATATCCAGAATTAGCAATGTTAATAAGATTGCTACGAATGTGAATAAAATCAGTAACATGGTATCTATCTTATCCATCTCAATCACCTAAAATATCTCCACCTTCCATCCTACTCCAATCGTTTCTATTATATGAACTTCGGCATCACCGTAATGAAGTGGATTCTTCTGAATATCTTCTTTGATTTCTTTTGCTAACCGTTCTGCTGTTGCTTTATCCATTTAATGCCCCTCAATTATTAACTTCTTCTCTCGGATATTGTAACTCATGTTCTCTATCTCAATCCAAACATCCAATTCTTCATCAAGCATTTTAAAAATGTCAAAAGTCATTTGACTATCTCCAATTGATGAAAGATTGGAATCCTCAACTTCGTGATTGGCGTATTTGCTTATACCAATTATTCTTATCCGATACATTGATTTATTGTTCAGTTCCACCGTTATGTTAGAACTTTCATCTACAATTACTGTCGCATTTGCAAAGTTGTAATATACTTCTTTTGGTTTCATATTATCATCTCCTATCATTCCTATATAATAAAATCCGATCATGCCTAATATTAAGAATACTATCACTATAATTATCCGATATTGGATGTGCTTTTTCCGAAAATCTTCTGCCTTTCCATCATTAGCCAATTACTTCACCGCTTTATTCCTGATCGCACAAGCAAAACAGATGGGCGCAACTTCGTTCCTAACACACCCTTCCTTTTCATGCTTGGTAAGTTCTTCTCCGCATTCTCCACACAATACCTTCGCCTTCGGATTGGTTGCAAGTAACTTCTTTAGATCTTCGGCAGTATCATCTATCAGGTATTCCTTCGCCTTCTTTCCTGCTTCCTTGCCCTTCTCTATGCCCTTATCAATCGCTTCCTTTATCTTACTCATCCTTCTCACCTGTCAATGCATTCAAGCCATGATGCATTCTCAATTCTTTTATCTCCATGAAGCCCTTCCTGATCATTGCTTCCATTTCTTCAAGTTTTTCTCTAACTGCCGATTCCTTTAGGATCAGGGTTTGTTCCCTGTCTAATATGTCCATCATGCGCCGATTCATTTCTTCCGATCTAAATGGCAAACCCTCTATCATCTCACCCAATGGGCTTTCCATGAACCAATTCCATAACTCATTCACTTCGATAGGAACTTTCTGACCATTCGCCCATTGCTTGAACTCCTGCCTTATCTCATTCAGTTCTTTCATTATTTCACCTTCATTCCTTCGCACAATTATTACAATAATTTTGACCGTATATTTCCGTAATTGGATGGATTCTTGCATCCTTCATCCTTTTACAATTGAAACAAAGATATGGATCGAAATCCACCCAAACTTCCCATTCCAATGACTTATGTTCCAATGTATCCTGATGAAATTCTTGCAATTTGATTTGAACAGAATGCCCCATTCTTATATATTTTTTAACTACTTCGATTGTTTCTTCAAAATCATTTGATTGATTTATAGATATATAGCCCATCACTTCTTCCCCCTTGCTTCCTTACCTGCCCTGTGCTTTGCTCTATCGCCCTTCGTTGCCTTCTTGCTCTTATGCGGATCGGATTTCTTCTGAACCCAATTGCCTTCTGCATCCTTATCCCATTTTACCATCTTCTTCACCTTCCTTCAATCTGTTCCAGATCATCATGCTTATGTTGGCAAAATCAACCATTTCTTCTGCCAACGATTCTGCTGTTCCTTCACCACGATACTTGACTTTTTCCCTATATTCTTCAATCTCTTGTTCCAATCTTTGCTCTCTATCTCCATAAACTTCATCTTTTTCTGACATTTTCTGTTCCATTCGTAATGCGAAATCCAATATTGGCTTCCTGATATGAATATCTAATGGAATCTCATCTTCATATTCCGCTTCTGGATCAAATGGTATCAATATTGTTTTCATCTTGAACCATTGCTTACATTTCCTGCATTGAACTTCAAATGCCTTTCCACCTTCCCTTCTTTCGATTACTGCTGTTCCTGAACAAATCGGGCATATCATCATAACCACCTTTTCTTCATACCGCTATTCTTGATCTGCTCATCAAACGGCACATTATCATGTTCCATGTCTTTCAACATCCAATGAAATAATAGAATATCTGGAAAGTCATACTTTACTGCCAACATATTGTATGCCTTCGCAAGTTCTTCTGCTGATGTATCGCCTTCCAAACTTCCCAAAAATTCATCCAGTTTCGGTAACAATTCTTCCGCACTAACTCCATAGTTTCCCATATCAAACACCCTCTATCTTAATTCTTGATTCTCCTTCTCTTTCAGGTTGGCATTCCTGACAATAAACAGTTACATATCCATTACTGCCATAGCAAACAAACTTGTTGCAATCCCAACAGAACAATGCATAAAATATCTTGTCTTTCATACTCATTAGAATCCACTCCATTCTGGATCTTCTTCTTTCCTTCTCTTTGCTTCATCTATCACATCTTGTTTTGCACAATCTTCACTACAATAGGCGAAACCTGTTTCATTTGCGAAGATCGGTTTTAATGGGTTTTTCAATACTGAACCGCAATTTTGACAAACTATAACATGATATGTGATTTTATCTGCCAAGAATCTTGGTTCTGCCCTTAACTTCCAGCAACCCCAATGAATGATCATTCATCTACCCCATATTTTTTTACATATTCTTTTAGAATCTCATAATATCTGGCTTCTGTAATTTCTTTCCCTTCTGGATCATAACAAACATATGGCAATCCATGTTTCCTTCTAAAATCCCCAATCATCTCCCATAATAAAACGAAATCCTTGTGATTATGGGTTGTAGAATCTATGAAATTTTTCTCTCCATCTTCAAATTGTTCTTTAATATATGCCCATTCCTGAATGGCACACCATTTGGCAAAATCTTCCAATTCAATTATCATATATGCCCCTCTCAAACCCTGCAATGAACGGCGGTTGATTACTGCCAAAGCCATTCAATTCCCAAACTATCGGGCTTTCATCAACCTGTATTATCCTACTGCTTTTCATGAAACGCTTAATAAACCTTGTCGCTTGTTTCGGATTCAATTCGTATGCCTTCCATCTTTCACATACCATATCGCTTATCAACTGACCATCAAATATCATGCCACCCCTGAAACATTGCATTGCCCAAAAACTTGCAGAATGATTATCCATGCCCAATATATCTGTTAGAACATAGAATAATGTTTCCGTTTCTATCAGTTCATCCAGTAATCTCTCTCCGATTTCCGATCTTACATTGTTAATCGTCTTTTCTGACCATTTGCCCATGCATTTAGCCATTCCCATCACCTACTATACTTTTGATTTTCCATTCTCTTTTTAATTCTTCATATTCATTTATTGTTAATCTATCTCCATCAAGAATTATTATGTGTCTTGTAATATGCGTTAGATTTCTATATTCTATCATATTTTTTGTGTAATGTTCTCTTGTAATCCGTTCTCTTACAGGTAATCCATCAAAAAATACAACAACAGGTTCTTTACCTTCTCTTTTTAAATCAATGCATTTCTTTACCAAGCCAACCATTTCGTTTGTTTCTACGAGAACATATTTATCTTCCAAAAAATAATCTGGAATTAAGATTCCTTTTTTGATTAATCTATCAATTTCCTCTTGTTTCATTCTTTATCACATTCCTTCAATGATTTGCCAAACTCAACCAATGCCTTCGATTCTTCCTTCTCCTTCTCTATCCATGCATTGTATCTATCCACTATCAGATAATCCAAAATCGCATTCTCGGTTATCTCCATTAATATTTCAGGTTCTATTGAATCCAATTCCCAACTTATCCTGCCATGCTCGGCAATGTAATCCTTTGCTCTTGGATCTGTTATTTTTGCAGGATTCGGTGGGGGCTTGTATTTCTCAATCTGTATTTTTGTTAGGGCAACCGCTTCAACTGAAAAATTATCGTCAATCCATTCTTCTGTTTGCCATCTTGGATATTCTTCATCATCAATATCAAGCCCATATCTCCAAGCCATCAGAAATTCCTTTATCCTTTCTTCCACATCCCTGACCATATCAAGCCCTGATGGATCGTGATCGCCTAAATACAAGATTGTTACAATTTTTTCATCATCCAATGCCTTATCAACCCTTTTCGCTAATTCATACATGGTGGATGAACTGCTGTATCCTTTGTTGTAACCGAAATAAATATGATACTTGTCGGCAATCGGTCTTAACACACTTTCCATTGCTTCCTTTTCACAATACAATTCAATGTAGAAATCCTGATCCTGCCATCTCGGTAATCTGTATGATGAAACTGCTGAATCTATCAAATCCTGAATGGTATCCCATTCTGATTTTCTCTTGGGAACTCTACCACGATCTTCAATGGCATCCCAATCTATGTATCCACCGTATTTGAGATCGGTTAGGAACTTGCAAACTCGTTTATAAATCTCAATGTAATTTGGTATTAGATCCTTGCCCACTAATCTGTAATATAACTGCCTATTCGATAGTTTGATGCCCTTTCTTATATAGGCATCTACTACTGCTGAAATGATTGTGTAAAGATCATTTGCTGTGGTTTCCCAATAGGCATAATGCCCCTTATCAATCTGATACTTGACCTTTATCTTCTGTCTTGGCTTCCAGTTCCTAATCTGTTCCTTCATCTATTATCTCCTTTGGATTCTCATACTGTAAATTGCCACAATCCATGCATTTGATTACTTTCTTGCCTTCGTGAAAGAATGCAAAATCAAAGTCTATGCCATCACAAGCCAAGCATTGATCGGGAATTTCGTTGGGTATCTCCTGTTCTTCTTTATCTTCCTTTGGGCTTGGAACTGAATGATACCATATGCCATTCCAATAGCCAAATGCCTTATCATTGAATGATCCATCTTCATTGCCGATCATCAATGCCATTGCCATCATGTTTTGGAATTGTTCTTCGGTTTCTACATTATCATATTCGATTATCTTCACTTCTGGATCTCCATGAGATAGAAAATATATCTTGGGCTTATCCCTCTTGAATGTATTGAACTGGCAGTTATCACAATCGCCAGAACAATTGCCTTCGGTATATTTCCCGATTTCTTCAAATGCAATCCCCTCTTTTTGCATTTTTCTGGCGTTATCTATTACTTCACAACCGCTTGATTTATGAATCTCTTTACCCATATCAATCAATCCTTTTCAACTTCTCCAGATCTTTCTTCAATTCCTTCTTTGCTTTGCTAATCTTTTCTTCCAAGTTTTCAAACTTTAATACCTTATCCAGAATCATCTTCTCGGTGGATGTGATTTCCTCATTGTCATAATAAACGTATGGCAATTCCTCTATAATTCTGGCTATTCGCTTTCTGATTTTATCCGCTTCTCTCTTTGGAATGATCGTCTTGGGCGTAATCACAATGAGAATGCCATCCCCCTCATATTTTGGGATTTTCTTCTTACCGCAATGCAGGATCAGAACTTCATCCTGTTGCCATGCCTTTTCCACCATGCGTAATGATGCCCTGATTCTTGCAATCTCGTTTGCTGTGGATCGGATTAGATGTTTGCAATTACAACTAAAGCAATGATATGATAAATATCTCTTGCCATCTGCTGTTACCAACTCGTAAAATTCTGGAGTATATTCATGCTCGTTCATTTTAATTCACCTGCCCTCAATTTATCCAATTGTTTTTGTGCTTCCTTTATCTCTTTAGATGATTCTGATATTGCCCTGCTACTTTCTCGGATAATCCAATGCTCGTTGCTGATGAACGCCTTCAAGCAATTCTTACAAGTAACCTTGTTCAATTCGTTTGTTAGGTTATCTAAAGGAATCTCCTTACCACATTGCGCCCATGTTGTATCCAACTTGGGAATGCCGATATGTTCTGGCACTTTGCCGAATATATAATGCGTTTTCATTCCCACAACCCCCTGTTCTCATCTGGCATCTAATCATTCTCCTTTGGCTTCAAGCCCATTATCAGATATGGGCAAACATGACCGTTAATGATACACCATAGATCCGCTTGATGATGCCCACATGGTTCTGTTTCATCTAATGGATAATCTGGAATACATGATTGCTTGATTGGTTGATTGAAATTCTTTGAACAGATGAAGATTGGTTCTCCAATCGTGCCATATTCATGATTTTGTTCTGCCATTTACTTCCCTTCCCTTTTTGCCCATCTAATATCTTTACCTGATCTTTTTTTTTTAAGTGGCATTGATTTATTTTTTTCACTCGGTATGAACATCATGATTTCATCTATTGGAATTACAATGTCTTTTGGAAAACCATCATTGCTTGTAAATTCAATATAATCATCCCCACTTGCTGTAATCTTGCCTTTAAAAATCCCTTGATTGATTGTTTTGTGTTTGAGAACAATAGTTATTTCCTTTTCCAGATCACACCACATTGCAATGATATTCAATAGTTTTATTTCCATTATGCTCACCTACAATAGATTCAACCGTTCCTGTGCATCCTGCCCCAATACTGCAAATGCACAATCGCCTTCCCATATCCCTTTATCATTGTATCTTGGTATCCATAACGCACAAAGATCGCCCAAACAATCCGATTTCTTGAATGGGCAGAATTTTTCCTTTTTCTGATTTTCTTCAACCATTGTTGCCACTTCCTAATTCAAATGTAATACAACTGTTCTATTTAAACTTTTTCAACAAATTAAACAATGCGGATTCAATGCACTTACGCATTACATCAACCTTAAATATGATGTGTGTCGTTTGCATATGTAGTTCATTTTTTGCACGAAAACACATAGTTTTAATTTAACTCCATTTAGCCATGATGGATAATTAGATTAAGATTTGTGCTTAACAAATAGTAAGTATTATAAATGGAACTGCAAATAATACCCGATAGGTGAAAACTATTCTGCCCTTGTGTCATATATCGGGATGAAAATAGCCAGTATCTTGTATTACAGTTTGTAATACATTTTGTAATACAATTATTCTTGAAGTTGTATTACGGATTGTAATACAATTTGTAATACACATAATTAATTTCATGTACCTTTAATTCAGAATTATATGTACCATTAAATAGCCAGTATTACAAATTGAAGTAAGTTATAGGTAAGTTAGAATCCAAGCAAATCTGATAACTTGCCCTTATCAAATTCTTCCTTCTTCTCCCTGATTCTCAAATTGGGCTTGTAGAATCGGATACTGCAATGCATCATCAACTTGACCTTATCTTCATCAGATAAGCCATCAAGATATTTCTCCAATTTCTTCCTGTCTATTTTCGTAATCTTGCTGTGGAGATCGGGCTTGATTTCCTTCAGAATCTTCTCCAGATCACAATCAATCGTTTTCTTCTGCTCTATCCCAACTGAAAACTTACCGTAATCGGCACAATCATTGCCGTTCTCAAGCAATTCTTGGATCAGGATGTTCTTCAATTCTTCGGATCTGCCCTTCAGAACGGTTCTTTGGCTATCAATGGCATCAATGAACGCAATGATTTCTTCCATGCTCAATTTGAATAACTCATGGAACTTCTCTATCTCAAAGGCATCCATGATCAATTTCTTGTAGTCATTGCATACGGTCTTTCGGGGGCAGTAGGCACAATGGCTACCTGTGATCGCCTTCTCTCCCCTGCTGTGCATCAAACCTTTCAACTGGATGGCAACCAATCGCTTCATGTAATCCCAATCTGTATCCTTGAACTCAACCCACACTTCAGAATCGTGCTTGATCATGAAATAACTTATAATTATCTTATCGGCATTGTATAACCTTCTGATAACTAAAGCATAAATAATCGGTAAGTAAGTCTTAACCATCCAATCATGTGTGTATAATCGGTTCTCTCCCTTGAATACCGTTGCCTTGATCGTGCCTTCGCCTTCTATCTTTTCTATTTGATGGATTAAACCGCTAATAGCAACCGTTTCTTTGCCTAATGTGTATGTTTCTGTGAAAGATTGGTTGATCTCCTGCAAATCGCCCTGAAATCGCCTTCTATCAAGCCAATTATCAAGCAACAATACCGCTTCCTTAACAGAATCAGGGCGAAATACCCTGTCCATTTCCTCAAGATTCTTCGCAACTACTTCCTTTACAGTTCCCTGCTCGGATAGTAGATCTCGGATGCTTCTTTCTATCAGTTCTTGCTCATTTCCGTAATCTTGATATTCCTTCGGATATTTGGCATCATATTCATATTTTAAAAAAAATTGATAAGGGCAAATCTCCATCTCGGATAATCTGCTCGGATCTATGGCAATCGTTTTCAACGGAACATTCCACCCTCATCTATCATTGGCTTTCCTTCTTTTGTCTTGGCTTTGCCAAAGTTCTCAAACAGTTCATACAGTTGTTTATCTCCCTCATATGTCGTTCCGATCTCCAATCTGTGTAAGTTCCTATATTTACGGTAAATTCGCAACCACGATCCTTCCAGCAATTCCCTTATCTCCAACATCTTCGGCGTAATAGTTATCTTTGTATAATCTTTGTTAAGTTCTGCCTTTGTGATCTTGAGTTGAATTATTGGGACATTTACACCCAATCCTTGTAGCATTCCATGTAACCAACTGTAAAAACTTGCAAACTGCATTTCTGATAAAGGATTCTTACTTGCATTTAGATTGACTTCAACTATCTCATCATGACAATGGAAACTAACATCAAAATGATTGCCATCTGCAACCCAATAAGTTTTGTAGAGATACCAAACCCTGTCGGAATGCTTGGTGTATTCAATCGCCCTGCCTAATTTTTTCATTGTGTCCCTTTGAGTATATAAAAGAGTGGCACTACCCCTATCTTTTGTCCCTTTTTTTAATTGCTTCATGATTTTCTCATCAATTTCGGCAACAAAGGATAAATTGTGAATCTCAACAGGGGGATCGTCAATTGATGCTACATTATCTGCCGTTGGAATGCCCATATACCAATTTCTTTTCATTCCAGTTGGTCTTTGGCAATCTCCAGATTTGAGTAATCGCTGACATCCTTTCTTAACCGTTTCATAATCTTTATCACTATCAAGCCCAAGTTCTTTCGCTATAATCTTGGGCATCCAACTTGCAGGGTATGTTGCTTGTAAAAAGGCATGAACTTGTGCTTGGATACTGCTCTTATCCCCTGCCTTTAGGGAATGCTTTTTGTCCCTTCTGTCCCTTTTCATGAAATTTCCAACCCTTATTTTCATTATAAACATTTATACTTTATCATCAAAAAACGCTTCAAACGAAATCGGCAACTGCCCGATTTACTATCGAATAAAGTTCCATACGAAATATAGGGGGGTGGGGGGCATTAAAGAATTAAAAAAAATAAAAAAATAAAGGGATGGGATTCCTTTGCACTTGGGATATGCGCCAAGATGTTCCAAGCAAACCGATATATATTTTTAGATATATAAATTTATTGGTATTCCGCTTCGCCCATACCAAACCAATCGTTGTTCTTTCGCATTTGTTCTTCGTTTTCCTTCCTGACCGCAAGAATTTCTGGATTGGGCAGATACATATCAAACTCTTGGAACTTCCTTCGGATTCTTGATACCGTTTCCCATGATGGAAGATTAGTTACTTCGCCGTAATCCGCATAGATTTCATAACCAAGATCTTCCAGAACTTTCAGATAAAGCCATTTGTCGCTATTCCTTGCTCTCGGATCACGCTTCAGAATTGATTCTACCCTGTCTTTCATCTTCAAGACTTCTTCAACCTTACTATCCTTCAAGCCCTTTGTAATGTATAGTTTTCCACCCTCAACAGATTCCATGCCAACAATATGTTCCCTGATATATCTCATATCGAAAGAAATGCGATCTCCGATTATCTTCTCCACTTCCCTGATATGAATTATAGGGAATGTCCATCTATTCGTGCTGAAACCCAATGATTCAAATTCTCCTAATTTTAGAAGTCTATCAAATACGCTTTGCTCAACTCTTTCCAAGTCTATCGTAAATTTAGTTACTGTTCCCTTCTTCATCTTTGCCACTTCCTTTTAATATCCTAATTAAATTTTTCTTTATTTCTACTTCCGTAAATTTCTCCAATTCTTCAATCAGTTTGAGAACCTTTTCTCCATTGGGTTCAGGGAGTTTCAAATTATTGTAAATCTTCGGATACTTATGAACCTTGCTATCTGCCCCGATATAAACCTTATCTGGCTTGATTCTTTTGATTATCTCCACAAATTCTTCCAAGTCAAAATCCAAGATCGGTTCAATTGTTATATAAATAGGATGCCCGAAAAAGTTTAGAAGAATCATTGCTTCCATTCTGTCTTTTATTGATGAGGCATTGCTGTATTTTGATATGTATTCTTCTCGGTTGGTTTCGATTGTTGTGCCGATCATATGATTTTCAGGTAAAAGTTTATGAAAGTCGTTGATTCTTTCAGGATTCTTCGTTTGGAACATAAACAGATTACTTTGATCTCGTTTCCTGCATCTCTCAAGTATCCTGACTATGATTTCTTCGGGAACTGATGCTTCAAACAAATCATTCTGACCGCAAACAAACAATACTTTGTTCTTGTAGTTCTTCTTCAGTTCATGCTCGTATATCCTGTATTCTCCATTGTATTTTTCTCTACTTGCAGGGTATTGATGTCGAAGCAATATGGAACTGCAATAGACACATTCATGTTTGCATCTGCCACCCATATCATTAATGGGCTTTACTCCTGCATACATATTTCCTGCCATTTAATCTTCTTCCTTTAATGCCCTAAATTCGTGCTGAAGTTCTCCTGATGGACATTCGCCTTCTTTCCATTTTGGAATCTTACATTCTATTTCCATCCCACAATGCTTACATTTTAATTTTGATACTTTATTTGTTGGGATCGGCATTGTATCAATTATAATTTCCTCATGTGGAATTTCAAATTTCATGATCTCCCATCTGCCATGCAATATCCCATCCATTTCTTCATGATTATAATCTGGATTTTCGCATTTTTCTCCATTCCAAAAACCACACTTTTGGCATGGCAACAAACTTTTCAGTTTTAAATTTAAACAACCTTTAATAAAGAATCTATCGCCTTTGACTTCAACTATCTTCTCCAATTACTCCACTTCCTTCTTTGGTAAAGTTAAATAATAATTTTCAACTTTACCCATTAATTCAAGTAACTTGTCCAATTCTTCCTGATTAACTGTTCTTTCTCCATGAATTTCTGATAATATATCTACTGTTTTTGAAAAATGGTAAATGCTTACATCTTTAACTCTTAAAATGAATGGATTTTCTTTACCCAATTCAATTATTGCTTCAACCATCTATTCCACTTCCTTCTTCTCCTTCTTCGGCAACTCATCCAGTTCAAACTCATAGCATACTATCAGTTTGCCATCCTGCTCATGCGCCGATACATCAGGATTGGGATACTTCTTCGGGTTGCCATACTGATCTCTAACTCGTTTTGGGATTTTGACATAGCCCAAACTTTCTACAAGCAATTGCTCTTTGATTTCTTCATCCTTTTTTCCCATTCTAACAATATCCCTTAAACAGTATATAAATTTAAACTTTTGCGCCGTTATTCTGTCGGATCTCCTTCAACATTTCAAGCGTTTTCCCTGCAATGTGCCTATCGTCATTGATCAACAATACTGGCATATGGACATCATCATCCAGTAATCCATGAAAAGCCAGATGAACCATGCCATCAACCGATTTTGCATCATGGGTTTCGATCTCAATGCTCTCCTTCTCTAACTTGTTCTTCAACCAATCACACTTCTGACAATCTACCTTTGTTATCAGTATCAGTTCATTTTCCATTGTTCTCACCTTTCAATTTATCATATTTCGCCTTGATCTTCAGATAGTAACTCAATGAATAGTATCCCTTCAGGTATTCCCAATAATTATCATATCGGAAATATTCATCACGCTTATTGCAGTATCGTTCCAATGATTTCGTATGCTTCTGCCTTACAGGATCGGGTTGTTTCTTGTAGATCTTCTGATAGGGCATTATGTAGGATGGAATGTTCCTTTCTCTCAAGTAATGAACCCTTTCCAGATCTTCTACAATGTTTGTATCGCATTCCACTAAAATGTAGAATGTGATCGCATGATATACATGAATTTCATGATGGAAATGCTTCTCTATCAATTTGAGTTTCTTCTTCACGATCTTGCTAACTTCCATGCTATCCCATGCGAATCGCAACTCATGGTAATTTACTGACTTCAAAATTTCGATAATTTCTTCATCCACCAATCGAATATCCAAGCCCTGATTGAAATCCACCTTCAGATTGTGCTTCTTCACATACCCCATGTTCTCCCTGAACCAATCTTTCAGGGCTAATATGTTGTTATCCAGCAATACTACCTTCTTGTGTTTCGGATCATGGAACTGCTCTATCTTTTGATATGGCACTACCTTATGCCCTTCCTTTTCGCCCACAATACACCACTTGCATTTGTTGGGGCAACCCCTTGTAGTGAAATTTATTGAATATCGTTCTTTGTAGATCGAATAATCGGGCTTCATTTTATCAATTTCTTTGGGCAGTTCTATATCCAATGAGTATCCTGATCCACCAATATGGATCTCCGCATTTGGATAATTTTGCTTCAGAAAGTAGAGTTTATCACGATTTTCAGTAAAAATTATACTGGCATAAACAATATCAGGATCTTTAGCATCCCATGAAACCTGATCGCCCTGTTGCTTATGCCATGCGGAGATTTTCATCAGGGCTATGTTGGGAATTTTGGAATCAACATCAATTAGTAGAACTTTCTTGTTCATTTGCCACTTCCTTTTTTCTTCGCTTGTGCCAATGCTGACAAAAATATAAGTGATAGATACTACCTATCCAATGCTCACATTTCGGGCATATTGGCAAGTTTTTCATGGGCATATTATCCACCGATTTCCACTTCCTCACAATAATAGCCAAGTTTTAATTTATTTGCTAACTTTATGAACTTATCTATATCTCCTTCGTTTGTAGAACTCGTTTGAAAGGTAATCTCACTTACCATTACTGACCGCCACCATTAAAAGTGACTGTCCAATCATTCGCTTCGCTCATTCCCTACACCTCCCCGCCCTTGCGGAAGTGAGTCGTACTTCATTAATTCGGGGACTGACTCTTTTATGCGTTCCTTGATTACTTGTTCATATTCTTCGTTTATTTCATAGCCCAATCCATTTCGACCAGTGTTACGACAAGCCATTAATGTCGTGCCACTACCTAAAAATGGGTCGAAAACCATGTCATTCGGTTTGCTAAAAGCAGTAACAATTCTTTCACAGACCACTATTGGTTTTGGACTGGGGTGTTTTACGATGTCCTCTCCACGATATACATACTTTTGAATATCCCATATCTTTCTATTTGTTTTTGGGTTGCCCTTTTTGAAAACTATATACATGGAGGTCATGCAACGCCCGATAGGGATGTGGTTTACCCGTTGCATATTTGAATAAAACACCATACATGACCACACATAATCAAAAGGCATGAACTCTAATACTTCGGGCAACCTACCATTTGGAACAAAAAACACCGCCCACCTATCTGTCTTTAATACCCTGTATAATTCATCTTGGATATTCTTAAAGGTATCTAATGAGTCGTCACCGATAACACCCTCTTTGTTAATCCCATATGGCGGGTCTGTGAGTATCAAGTCAACCGAATTATCTGGTAAGTCTTTAATTAACTCATAACAGTCCCCCAGTTTGTAACTCACTTCCGCTACAGACGAGGCATCTGTTGGATGGGTTTCATTATTTGACATCGGAAACCTCCTGTTCATAAGTAACACATCTGCCCATCCCCATCATCACTTCGTTTAATGGGGCATTACCATGTGTTACAAACATCATGATTTCACCTTTTTTGCCACTTCCACATCATAAACATGGGCGCATTTCTTACATTGTCGTTTCTCTTTCGGATTTCCATCAAGTTCATAGGGTTTGATCATGACAATATATTCCTTTGATTTACACTTTGGGCATCTATCCTTTTTATTGCCCCTCATTATCTTCTGGAAATCCTCATCAAAGAAGAACATCTCATAGGCAAATATCAAGATCACAATCAAAACAAAGATGTTACCCCATTGCATGATTATATCCGTTCCGTATTCTATGCCAAAGTGTCCAAGCATGAACGCAATTCCATAGAATGCCACCGCACACATCAAAAAAGCCATCATTATCTTCCGCATGGCTTTCTTACTTTTCAGTATTTTTCCAAACTTCTCCTTATCTATCTTACTCATTTTCTTCATCTCCTTTTTCATTTGCTTTATTCGGTATAAAATTATAAACATTGTGGTTTGACCAATCAACTAATGCTTCCTTACTTCTTACTTCTGTTGGCAACCTGCAACCGTATAACGATTGTATCAGATCCTTCCACTTGATTGAATCAAATCCAAATTCTTCCAGTAATCGCTTTACTACCTTATTTTCTGTGCCTTCATGATAGTAGATTGTGAATTTATTAGGTTGAAAGCCATGATTCCAATTTGGATTCTCACCTATCCTGCTGTTGTATCGTGATCTCTTGAACCATCTGAACTTCCTGATCGGGAAGCCAAGATTGAACAATCGGTTGATAATCTCATTGCTTTGGCATCTGTTGGATAACTCAAACTTCTGCTCAAATTCGTGCTTGAAAAGGGGCTTGTTCAATAATGTGAATGCCATGCCCTCATAATCCAACCGATCTCGGTTATGTTCTGGCTTCTCCTTGCAGGGCTTACAATATGTGTATTTCTTCTTCTTTTTCTTCAACTTCTTATTGGATGATGTGTAATACCAATATTCCTCACCGATCTTAATCTTCTTGCCACAATCCATGCAAATCTGACCGTTGCTTCTGCATATCACATATGGATTGGTTTCTATCTGTTCTCTTTTCTTCAGTTTGTTTAAACATGATTTACAAGTTACTTCATTCAGATCTGTATCTGTATGAACTGCCCTTACCATCCTGCCACAAAATACCTTATGAAGTTTGCCAATTGATAGTGGCTTTTCTGTGTAATGTACCTTCAAAGTCATTCAATCACCCTTCTTTCTCAAATGCTTGATTTCTCGTTCATAATAAACAATAGAGAATCCAGATATTGTTGTGATCGCAATAGCCAAACAGCCAAAGGCAACATTAACTAATGTTATTGGAAATGCAATTAACCCACCACCAAAGAATATGATCACACCAATCTTTTCTTTATCCAACTCAATCGCCTTCCTCAAACCAATCCAATTGTTCTCTCCATGCCTTCTCAATCTCTTGGGCTATTTCCCTGCTCAATTCACAAGCCACTTCTCCATCTTCGGATCTCTCATTGGATTCTACCCAAAGTTCCTTCTTATCCTTATAACCACAATCATCATATCGCAATTTCATGTGCGGTTGAATCCAACTGCCGAATGTGATAGAGGATGGGATGCCATGCCTAAAGAATGCTGAACGGTGTGGTTCTTCGCATACACTAACAAAAATAGATCGTCTTTGATGCTCTCCAGAAATTTCTCCTGATTCCATTCGCTGACCTACTATGATTCTCCATATCCGCTTATCATCAGGATAGGCAATATCCAGATAGATATTCAGGGCTTCTATGTATTGTTCTTCTGTGATTTCATGAAAATCTATCGGAACAAAATGGGCATTGGTATTAGGATATTCCGCTTCTTTGCATAATCTTCCATCTATTACTGGAAAATCTCCATCATTATCTGTATATCTTCTGCATCTCTTATCGCAACTATCACATTCCCATGCTTGAACCACTTAACTCACCACCACTACACTACCATCATCATTGAATCTAAATTCAATGATCACACTTTTTGCAATACCACAATTCATCAGAACCATCTTCTTTGGGAGTTGTAGATGTTGTAATGGTCATTTTTGTTCCGCAACCACATATTTTTTGTTGTTGTGATCTCTTGTTCATTACTTCACCCTCATCAAAAGCCCATCACAATTCTTTTCGGGGTTTCGGCAAGTTCTTCCGCTAACCAACTTGTAAAAGTAGGTTGCCCAACCGCACTTGTTACACCTGTATTTGAGTTTCTTCATACATACACCCTGCCTTCTCCATTGCATCTCAAACACTTCTGCCATCCCTTCTTGACCGTTCCTTTGCCCTTACAATCAGGGCATTCCTTTGTGTATGGGGGTTCATGCCGTTCTAATCTGATCCTATCATCTGCCATCTCTACTCCCCCCACAACTGATTGAATGCGCCTACATGGGCTTTCCTGCCCTTCGCAAAGCCATCCGCTTCCTGCCATGTCTTGAAACCATAGATCTCCCCTGTCGGTGTATAATGCACTACAAATGCATATCCTTCTTCTGTCGCTTCATGCAGAACGTATAGAAGAACTTCCCTGTATCTGCTATACACATACTCCTTCTTGATGTTCTCATGGATTGGCATGGTTGTTCGGTTATCTTCTGGCGTTTCAAAGGTATCATCCATGACTTTCTCCAATGTGTCTATCTCATGGGTATCCATTTTACTCACCATCATCATAATCCTTGCAATCGCAACCTGCATACGAACAATCAAGTGCTTCTCCTGTTCTCTTGTTCTGGAAGTGTTTGTGCCAACAGTTCTGGCACACATATTCGGTTTTGCCCTCAAAACCCATTTAAACCACCCTAACAAGCCCTTCTCCATGACACTTGGCACATGGTATGCCAATGCCAATAAAGGTTATTATCGTTCCACTTCCATTGCACACCCAACATCTCTTGCTGTCCAGTTTCCTGAACGCCTTATTCATTATCTTCGCTATCGCCGTCATTTAATCCACTTCCTTTTTATATACTACTGATCTTTTTTGATGTTCATCTCTTAATTCTGATAATTTGGCATATATTGGTTGGTTATTGTAATGTTTATCACAAAAATATTCCCTTCTTAATATTATCTGAACTGTTGCAGGATTACCACAAATAGAACATTTCGCATTGTGTAAATCTTCACAAGTTTGGGCATCTCTCCTTGCAATGAATTTCTTATTGCATACCCCACAATGCCAGTAATTCTTCTTTGTGTGATACTCACCGTATTCATCTTTCCAAGCATATTCTTTGCCTTTGATTGCTTCTTCGGTTGTGTATCCTATCCTTTCTCCTTTCCTTACCATTTATTCCACTTCCTTTACTGCAAATTCTTCAAAAAGATGTTCTATTAATTCATCATATGTCATTCCTTTCTTTCCGCAACCCTTACACCCATATGCTTCTTCATCCGTCATTATTTCACTTCCTTTTCTTGTGGTTCTGCCCATTCTGGCAGTTTTCCCCCTTCCATGCAAAGAAATGAATCTTTAACATAAGATATATCTTTCTTTGTCTTTTTCGGATAGCAACAATATTTTGCCCCATTCATAGATTGGTATTCCTTACCACATTCACAAATCCATGACCATTTCTGTTGCTTACGCAATTGCCCATATCCATTGTAATAGATACAGGTAATTCGCCTTCCCTTTCTCACTTTTTTAAACTGCTGTTCTCCCATTTATTCCACTTCCTTTTTCAATTCTTCTCTTATCGTTCTTATATCCCCCATCACAAATACTGCTTCTGGACATACTTTTTCATGAACTGCCCCATCCTTCCATCTTATTGTGAAACTCTCCAATGAATAATCTATCTCTCCCTGACTTTCATTCCAGTTGATTGGCTTCCTCTTGTTTATCGCTATGATCTCACCAACAGTTCCATCCATATCCGCAACATTGTAGGATGATACTACTGGATACTCAATGTGGAAATTACAATTCGTGCAATTATATACCCACAATAATTCATCTCCACCCTTCAGCATACCATGATGAACGGTCATTTCCAAACAGAATGGGCAGAAATCACCCATCTTGGCATTCTCTATCTTGCTCACTTCCTGTTCTTCTGATGTTATTGCACAACTTGGGCAATCAACATTCTCACCTACATGATGTGGATGTTGTATCTGACCACTACCACCACATCTCCAGCAATCTTTTCTTTCCATTTATTCCACTTCCTGCTAACAAATAGCAAAAGGTGTATCTCATTACAAATATATATACTTTTGCCTATTCGGGCTAACCGCCGATACAACCGCATTTCCGTATTATCTCTTGCCGTTTCCCACAATCCCATTCTGTGTTTTCTGGAGTTTTCACGCTTGAAATCCCCAATATTCCGCAATATGACAAGATCTTCTCATTGCTCGTAATCACCATGCAATCGTAATACAACTTATGTTCCAGCAATACTTCCAGATAATGATCATCAAGTTCCGTATTCTTCTTCTGCAAATAGATCCTGCCCTGTGGGAACTGATTATTTCGCATGAACTTCTTGATCTGCTTCTTCTCTTTTGCAGGGATTCCACCCAAATATATCATCTTCAAGCCAGTTGTCTTTTTCATCATGCTCAAGAATACTGCCGTATTAGGTATTTCCTGATTTTCGTTCAGAATCGTGCCTTGCAGGGTAATTATGATGATTTTCTCCTTATTTCGTGCCTGTTGCTCTTTAAAGGGCGTTTTTAGGCGTTTTACGGCACTATCTTGGGGATCGGCATATGTTCCTGCCTTTATCCTTGAGTTATTCACGCTATCAAGCCCCTGTATATGCCTACCGCATTAATTTCGCCCATGAAATACCCCGATTTACACCATCCCTTCCTTTCCGCTTCCTCTAAACAATAATCCGATCACAATTATCACTATCAGAATCAAGATGAAATACCAATTGTTCCAAAAGATTTCTTCGGGAGTGATCCGCTTCCTAACAAAGACATCTGTATTATCCCTTGCATCACCATGATCGCCTTCGGAATTGCTATTGTCCATCCAAACCAATGCATTATCGTAAATATCGCCCAAATACTGCTTTCCTATCGAAGTGATTACAATATCCTGACCTTGATTCTGAATAAAGATATTGCCATCATGCTCGTAAGCCATCTGATTGCCCCAAATAAGCAATCCGTATATCCCATCTTGCAATTTGGTTAATGTATCGCTTTCAAGATCGTAAATGTAGCAATTCCATTGGGTTGAATTGTCCTGTTCTTCCAGAATATTGATGCCAACCCTATCTTCGTGGATCGTGGTGGCAATCGCCTTGCTGTAATTGAAGCCAATCCCTATGCTTTCTCTCATTGTTGTGCCTATGTCATATGTCAAGATCTCAAAACCATCAGAATTGTTCAATGCTGTGATCACAACAGTATCTTCCCACATGACCATGCCATAAACACTATAATTCTCGTTCTTGCCAACTATCGTTCTGTAATTACCATCCGCATAGTTCAGCAAGTATGCTTGACGTTTTCCATTCTCCTTGTGGGTGTAGGCAATCCAATCGTCATGTATAAGATGCAGATGCCCATGTGCGTAATCTGTGGATTTCAATGGAATCTCCCAAGTTTTCTTGCTGGATATATTATACATGAATAAACGAGTATCCCACGAATTTCCGCTTCCCTGTGCCTCATAGATGATTCTGCCGTCTTGAATTTCAGGGGCTTCGGCATGGCAATAAATATCTGATCCATACATAAGCAAGTTTTTCTCGGTAATGTTCCAAGACCTTCCTTTATCAATGTCATGAACCATTATCCATGATGGTTCTCTCAATTCGATATACTCATTGTCATTCTGATTGATCGCCCTTCTCCAAACAATGTAATTCCCCCAAATGCATGGCTTGGAATCATAATACTCGGATGGATCTATTGATTTTATCGTTATTTCCTGTGCTTGAACTGGAATTGTTGCAATCAGTATAATGCCGAACATTATCAGAATTAATCCTGATTTACACATTTATTCCGCTTCCATTTGATATAATAACCTGTTCCACCAATGAAACCAATGAAAAAGATCATACTACAAACTTCTCCACCATCTCCATCTCTTGTGCCATCACTTTGCTGTGGAACATGATATTCTTCTTCTCCAGTATCCCCACCCCAATGGGTATCATCCCAAGTATCATTGCCAATCTGATTTACTATGAAAAATGAACCTAATAGTATTAAGACAACCATACCTGCAATCTTTCTTCTGTTCATCAGTTATGCTTAACGATTATATCTATTAATACATTTTGGATTAAACTCGTTCTTGTATTTTCCGCTTATATCCTTCAGATAATGATTCTAATTCTTCTATCGAAGCATTTTCTATCAATTCATGTGCCAGTTCTCTTGCTTCTTTTCTACTTTTGATTCCACTCTTGCCTTTAAGTAATTCTCCAATACCCATCCATCCAGATTTCTCCATGTAACTGATGCCGTAAGTTACATACCATGATTTTACAAATGTGCCATATCGCATGGTAACATGAAATGAGATCGGAATGCCATTCCATTCTGTATTCGCCGTATATTGTTCAATTTTGTAAGTATCTGATTCTAATTTAAATTTTAATCCAGATATATTCTTTGGAATCTTCTTCGGTCTTTTCTTCGGTTCTTTCTTCTTCTCTTTTCTTTTAATCCATTTGATTCTGTATGATGGTAATTCAACTTCATTTCCATCAACTTCAACAATTACATAACCATTATCTTTAATTTCAAGTAATTTTGCATCTGTAAGAAGAACCAACCCTGAATGGTCAGATACCCAACCCATTGATATTCCAACCGTTTCTCCAATGGCTTCTGGCAATCTCTTTTTTCTGTTCCTTCCTGTTATCTCTAACCAATCTTCACGATATTTCCGATCCCCCCATTTTACTACATTTAATTTATCAACAAACCAATCTGGATTGTATTTCTTTAGATATTCTAATCTATCTTCGGTTTGTTTGTTGTACATTTCTTCCATTTCCTTTGCCCTTTTCTCAATATTTTCCTTTGAATAATAATCCGATCTCTTTCTTCCTGATGCTGTTTTAACGCCTTTCCTTGCAAGACTATGCCTTCGTGATTCGCCCTTCCATGCCATTAATTATCTCCTTTCCAAGTTATATAACTAACAGTTCCATGTGTTAATAATGCATCTGTATCTCTTGTTATTATTCCATCATAACCTTCCTTCATAGCATATTCAATGATCGGTTTCCAACCATCCCCTCTTATTCTCAAACCCAAATCATGTTCTTCAAGATCTTCCCATTCTGATGTATATTTCCCCTGTTCTTTTCTATATTTTATCAACTCTTTGTAGTTCTTTTCTCTATCTATAAATAATATTTTGAATAATTTTTTCATTTCTTCTTTTGTTAAACTATTTTTCAATCCCGAATGTAATATTAATGGGTTCTTCATTGTTATTATTTCTTCATATATCTCTCCACCAAACGCATCACAATATCCTTCTGCTGTATCTCCATCTGAAAAGAATCTTACCTTTGATTTTTCTTCCGAATCTCCACATCTGAATACTTTTAAAGGGAATATTGTGTGCCAATAATCTTGAACGCTTGGATATAAAACATCTGTTTTTCCAACTACATTTACTCCTTTCGCCGTCTTAATGCCCTTCCTTGCAAGACTATGCCTTCTGCTCTCGCCTTTCCAACTCATATATCAAACTCCTTTAAAGGAATCCAACCACCCTTTGTTTTTATCTCAATATCGTTTGGATCAACATTTTCTTCTGTGAAATAATTGTTACTTCTTGGTGTGCTATTCAAAGTTCCTTTGTGATCGTATTCCATCTTATATTTCGGTGGAATCCTTAATAACACTATTGAAATATCTTCTTCATCATCATATTCATCTTCCCCATACATATATCCCATCACCCAACCTATTGCTGTTATTGGAATATGAGTGAAATATGATTTTCCTGATCCTGAAATATCCCATAATTTTTCTGTATCTACTTTTAAACCTTCCTTTTTGATTGATTCTAATTTTGGTAAAAATGTTGCATGAAAAAAATAATTTTCTGATTTATCTTCAGGATAACTCCACCGTATTTCTTTCATTTTATAGCCCTGATCAATCATATATGGGTTGTTCTTAAATGTAAATAATTGTGGATGTAATTTGCCTTTCGCAACAAATGTAGATACATCAACCTTTCGTTTATCACTAATTACTGTCTTAATCCCCTTCCTTGCAAGACTATGCCTTCGTGATTCGCCCTTCCAAGCCATTACTTATTCTCCTTTGTGGGATCATGCCCCCAAATCAATAATGAAGTGTGCTTTCTCGTTTTATTGCCTTCTTCATCATACAATTTTCCCTTATTTCCACGCATTCTGCTTATGAAACTATTCTGCCTTCTTGCCCACTCCCACATGGTTTCTGTCCATTCATTAACAGGGGTTTTCTTCATCTTCAGTATCCATTTGGCACTTTCCCTTCCGTATTTGATGCCTTGCTTTCGGGCTTGTTCTTTGCTCAATCCTGCCTTCCTTCCTTCTTCAGTATCAATGAATCGCTTCAATTCGGAATAACTCATATTGACTAATTTATCCCATTTTTTATACACTTCTGGATCTGCTTGGCTTTTGAACTTCTTTCCTGCTGATTTTAATGGCTTGTTCGCCGTCTTGATGCCCTTCCTTGCAAGACTATGCCTTCTTGATTCGCCCTTCCATGCCATTATCTAATTCTCCTTTGTTCCATTTTTGAATAATTAATTAATTCTTCTTCAGTAGTTGATTCCCTATGTAGATTAACAGGAGTAATATCTATCTTAACTTCATTCCCATATCTATCTATTATCATAAGTTGCCCTTCTGGATTATCATGATTAATCCAATTGAATAAGCCATCTTCTCTTGCTGTTCCATTATATGTCAATAAGAAATCAAGATCAGAACCTACTTTTTCTTCGTTTTTAGTATAACTACCCCATAATACAACATCAACAATATCTATCACGCTTTTATCTTCATCAAAGAACATTTCTTCCAAATATTGCTTTACAAAACATTCTAATCCTTCAACATCATAATAAAATAAATTTTGCATTTTTTTATCTAATTTATCTTTTGGTAATCTCTTATGGAGTTTTAATTTATCAATGCTAACACCACTTGCTATTACTGGCTTCGCCGTCTTGATCCCCTTCCTTGCAAGACTATGCCTTCTGGATTCGCCCTTCCATGCCAACTATACTGCCCCCTGTGATCTCTCCTTCTTCTCCTTACAATTATCACATAACATGATTTTGCCAACTCTATTAAGAAGAAAATCGGGAACTGCCCTGTTGCATCTATCACACCGTTCCATCAGTTAGCCCCCCTGATTGAAAATAAAAAAGGGGGATTCGTTGGAAGTGGCAACAACCAAAACTACCCCCAATGGAGAAGTTCATTCTGAACATTATAAATCCCACCTTTCACCATAAATCTTCTCATACTCCTGCCTTCTTTGTTCTTTCGATCTAATTTTAGTCTTATCTATTGTTCCTGCTATGAGATCTGACATTAACATACTGACTTTTCTGTATTTTCCAATCGTGCTTGGATATACAACTACAACTGGAATCAGTTCATGCCCCATCTCTTTTGATGCTACTGCCCTATGAATGCCTTCCTGTCTTAATATTGGCTTTGAGTATCCCATATCATACTCCAAGAACGGCATGGAGAATTTATCGCCCTTCTCCATATCTTCTTTGATTGGATCTAACTTGAAATCATGAATCTGAATACTCCTGCCCTTTGAACCCACATCTATGGCTTGAAGATATTCATCTGATGTCATTAGAATGACTTCGTGCGTTCTCTCCCTTCGCCTATCGTTATATTCTGGATCTTCGTGCAAATCTGCTATGAAAGGAAGATTATGTTCTGATAGATCCATATCAAAATATGGAGAAGTATCTGATTGAGATCGGTTCATGGCACTTGCTATCATTGGTTGCTGTGCTGTCTTGATGCCCTTCCTTGCAAGTGAATGCCTTCTACTTTCGCCCTTCCATGACATATTACTCATCCAAATTTAACTTGTGCCTTATCATTTCCATTTCCTTCTTGATTCTTTCATTGATCTCATATTCCTTTTCATCTATCTCTCCCTCGCCCCTTATTGCCGATAATTCAAAATCTATCATGTCGAAGAATGCTATCTGATTTGCCATATCTTTTGGATTTCCTTTTCTTTCAAGTAATTCCTTCCATTTAGTGTATTCTTCTTCTGTAATTGAGATCTTAATCTTGAAATCTTTCTGATATTGACCGCTCTTTCTTAATGTGAATTTATGCCCATCAATATTTTTACTTAATGGAATGCCCTCTATTGTATCCTTTGATGGCTTTATCTTTATGCCCATGCTTTTACCACCTGTTTTTATTCCTTTTCTGGCAAGACTATGCCTTCTACTTTCGCCTTTCCACCCCAAATTTATCACCATACAATACGCCTTTTGTAACTACAATTGCCCCAAACATAATTGCCAGAAATAATATTAATGACCAAATGAAATCGTTCTGTGTCATTTCTATTTCAAACGAATATTCTGATGATCTGCCCCAATTATTACTACTATCTTTGGCTACAATAAAATAATGATATTCTCCAACATCATCAAAGGTTTGATTGAAGAACCAACCATCTACCCCTTCCTTCATGCTGATGTTTTGGCTTGAACCATCTGGATAGAATAAATTAATCCAAACTTCATCAATATCTCCAAGATCCGTAATGTTGAATGTGATATTTATCGAATCCGTTCTTGTAGTTTCAGTTGATGGTGTATATAATACATCCAGATCAGGTGGTGTGGTATCATTCACCCAAAAAGAACTCCAACCTGATTGATTCACATTATCCCACGAATCATTACTCCATAATAAATATTGAACTTCTGAATTTAAAACGAAAGTATTATTGTAATAATATTCATCCCCTGATCCTTTTGTCATAGTATGGTTTGTAGTTCCGATTGGAGTTATTATTTGCAAATGAATAATGGTTGCATTTACACCACTAAAATCTGTTACTTCTGCTGTAATATTCATATTGCAACCCGATTCGATCTCGTTTGGAGTAGATACTATATTTATTATTTCGGGTGGAGTAGTATCTTTTAATTCAAAGAAATAAACCCCTGAATTATTCCAATTGTTTGATGTGTCATTACTTGCGATATGGAATGTGTATATATCAACAGGGGCAGATAATGATTGATTGAAATGCCATAAATATCCCGATCCTTGTACCATAGAATAATTACCCAATCCTGTTATATTTACATATGCACTACTTACTGCAACATGATTCTGAATTGTGGCAGTAACATTAACTGCTTCATCATACTCTTGAGGAACAGGGCTTACGCTAATAAGGGTAATCTGTGGGGCTAAAGTATCATATATTATAAATGAAAAATTACCTGTATTATTCCAATTGTTTGATGTGTCATTGGCAGTAATAAAAAATGAATTTGTTCCAAGTTTTGAATATGTTTGGTTCAGATACCAAATATCTCCCGATCCTTGTACCATAGAGTAATTACCCAATCCTGTTATATTTACATATGCACTATCTATCCCCACTCCATTTGTAATATTGCAAGTGATATTAACGTAATCTACATCATATTCTGCTGAATCGGGAGTTATTATTACATTGCTAAATTGCGGTTGCGGTAATTCTTCAGATTCGATTTTAAAATTATCAATGAATATATCTCTAATTACAGATCCACTTGCTGATATGCCAAAATGCATTCCTCTTATTCCATCACAAGCCCATCTATAATTAGCCCAATTCATTATATGATTGTTATTTATCCAAATATCTACCTTATCATCTGTATCATTATGTCGAATTGTAAAATTATACCAACCAACAGTATATGTCATTCCTGTATCTATCCATCCACCACTATTGTATTTAATTGTGCCATCTGCCATAAATTGTAATCTAAATACCTGTTGATGCAAACTTTGTTCCTGATGCCACTCATTTGTTCCTTCTGTTGTAGAAAAATAATATAATCCATTACTGGCATTAATATATATATCAAATGTGATTGTATAATCTGAAAATGATGTGCTGTTTGTGTATCTACAAAATGCAAACCATGAACTCCAACTTTTCATCCATAACGAATTAGGGGCAGATTGCCATTGCTGATCATCATCAACTTCAAATACCTGTGGATCATAGTTTCCAGTTCCCTGATGCCATTCTGCTGTGGTTGGAATATCACCATCATTGTAACCATCAAAATCTTCAGAATATAATACCGCTTGTGTTTGTGGTTGTGGGAGATCTTTACCTAATGTAATTCCAGAAAATAACGGCATAATCATAGATAATATTATGATTCCTAAACCGTATTTTCGGAAACTGTTCAACCTATCTACCACCTTTCTTTTTCATGCCCATTGATTCATTGAAGTAATTTACGATCACAATCATTAAAATAACTGCAAATCCAAGTGGTACAAGTGATGGCAACCAACTGAATGGGGCTTGATTCTCATTACCAAATGTTATGAAATTGTCTGTTATAGATAGATATTCGGCCTTTATCCAATCATCACTTTGAACATTATTGGATCTTCTAACTTCATCCAATGTTCCGTTAAAATAATCGTCAGTTGGATTCCCAAAAGCCCCAAGTTTCAAAGTATGCCCTACATTACTACCTAAACCATATGATTCGACACTTTTTATATGTTCTCCATTAACAAACATTGAAAAATTATTGTTCAGATAATCGTGTCGGCACACGATATTTGTCCATTCTCCTTCTGCATATAATGAATCTCCATAATGTCCGTTGTAAGTAGATGTGCCAGTAATATTTTTTCGAACACATAACGCCCAACCATCATCCTGATTAATGGCTATGCTTGTGTTTCCCCAACCTGAATCTCCACATCCCATTACAATAATCCATTGAGTGAATGTTCCTTTCCATTTAAACCAAAAGGATTGTGTGCAATTTTGCATTGGTGGAAACAGATCTGTTCCAGTTATATTAATCCAATCATCTACACCATCAAATTCATCTGCTAATCCAACAATACCATCTGTTGTTTCACTTCCATTAAATCCTGATGGAGTACCATCTAATTCATTTGCTGTGCTATCGTTATGAGTGAGATTGGCTTCTCCCATGTGATAGACTATCGTATAATCTTCATGCCATGTGCCTTCCTTATCTTCACCTGAAACGGCATTCTCATTGCCGTAATAAAGATCTATCGAATCTGTGTAACTTTCACCATCTATTTGTGGCACATTAACCCATAAGATGCTTTCTCCAGTATTGTTCCATAAGTCAAATTCGTAACTTAATTCGGTTAAGCCATCAACAAATCTAATATCTGAACCATCTGCATTGCACTTTGAATAATCAAAGTTTGATGTGGTCAATCTAACCATTACTGGAAAGTTCGTTAGATTCTCGGATTGATCGGAATTATCGAATGTTAATTCTTTACTGTAATTCCAACTGCTATTCCACCAAACATTTCCTGCTGTTGCATTTACTGTCATTAATCCAGAAAATAGCATGGCTAACGATACCATAATGGTTATCGCTTTCATTCTTTTGCCGTTCCTAACTTCTCCTTTGCCCGACTTCATGATATATCTCCACTTATGTTGTTCAATTTGATTAACTCCTGATTGCTGATCATGACATCAATTTCTTCCTTCAAATCCCTTTCTGTTACTTCCCTGCCTTCAAGCATTGGCTTGTAATCTTGCTTGGGATTGATCGCATACATTCTCAAATGTAACTTATCGTTATCATCTGGATATACCAAGCCCATTATCGTATATGGATAATTCCCCTTATTTCCACGAATATCATGAATCTCTATTGCCAATACGAAATCCTGTGCGGAAAATTCAGGGATTAAAGTCTTGGGATGAAAGTGAATGTAGCCAACATTATGGCTTTCATCCCCCTTATTCCAACGCAAATAAGAATGATCAACTTCCTTCGATACCTGAATATCATCTATAAGAATATCTCCATTAACCATATTTAACTCGGCAATCCATTCTTTGCCATTCGCTAATTGGCATAGATGCTTTATCTGATCCCTGCTGTAATCGGGCAATCCGATCTTCAACTTGGGCTTACCCTTGCTGTTGATTACATTATACTTGGAATTTGTGATGCCTTTCGCTGTCTTAACTCCCTTTCTGGCAAGACTATGCCTTCGGCTTTCACCTTTCCAACCTATTGCAACCACCTTTTTTCTTCATCCCATACATAATCCTGAAGATCATATTCCTTTAACTGTCGGTATGCACGATATGATGGAATTACTGCATCATAATACCCATCATACAATGATACCCAACCTTTCTTGGCTAATTTCATGTGAATATCCCTTGTTATTCTTGGTTCTGAAGCCATTAGGTTTATCATTTCGATATATTCATCATAATTTAACTTCTGAAGTGGTAATTGTTTATCATAGAAATGGAGATCATATAACTCAATCGTTTTTCCCATCTCTTTAAAACTAAACTGCTCTTTTGCTGATGCTGTTTTATCAAGTATTCTTCTTGTGTATGGTAAGCCCATTAATAATTCAAGATAGTTGTAATAGTTGGTTTCGGGATCTTCTGTCGTTGGATTATCCAAAAATTCCTGTATTGCTTGAAGTCTTTCCTCATAATTCTGTGATATTCTCTCCAGATCTGGATTTAAACCATGTGCTGTACTTACACCTTTCCTTGCAAGACTATGCCTTCTGCTCTCGCCCTTCCATGCCATGATTAATCCCATTCTTTATATTTTTTGAGTATTTCTAACATTTCCCTTCTTTCTTCATCACTCATTTCTTTAATTTTTCTTTCTAATTCTAATAGATTTTTCCTTTCTTGTTCTTCTTTTCTTTGTCTTGAACTCATGGTTGTAATATGTGCAGGTAAGATTCCTGATGCTTTCTTTCCTTGCTCAATATTCCAATGCATTTCATCAAATATTTCAAGATCCGATTCAGGAACAAATTTCAGATCGGTTATTCCTTCCCTTCTCAAAAATGTGAATTGAACCGTAAATTCCCTACCATCTATCTTGAATGTATATTCCAGATCTTGTGGTTGAGTTGGATCTTTAATCCTTTTTACCTTTTCAACATCCAATCCTATTTCTGTTAATCCAAGATAACGGTCTAATGCAATTTGCATCTCATACCAATATTTTGTATATTGGTTAGGGCTTCTTCCATATGAACCATCTGCTGTTTTAATACCACGCCTTGCCAATGAATGCCTTCGAGATTCGTTCTTCCATGCCATCCTACTTCACCTTCCTATTTTTCTTCGGTGGTTTGCATCCACCCCTTCCTTTATTCAAACCCTTTCCTTTACCCGATCCATCCCTTTTGGGAATGCCTTTTCTTGCCATTAAATATCACCTTCCTGTTGGTTTGTCGTTTTCTTAACATATGCGATTACTATCATGACTAACATTAGAACTATGAACAATGGGATAAGCAATAATAATAGATCGGCAAGATATTCACTTGCGCTTCTTACTGTAATAATTATTGATGTTTCGTCAGATAAGCCATCATCATCTGTTACATTCAACGTGATTGTAATATTTTCTTCCGATTCGCTAAATGTGAAATTGAAACTAACCCCATAGTATTCATAACTTACATTGTTGTAAGTGAAACTCCATGTGTAATTTGCAATCGTGCCATCCAGATCATATGATTCGCTTCCATCAAATTCGATTTCATTACCTTGTAATACTTTTGTTACATTATCTGTTATAATAAAAGAGGGGATGTCAGATATGACCGCAACAGGATCTACAAATACTATGCTAAATGTCCTGTATGTTTCATCCTGTAATCCATCATCATCTGTGATATTCAATGTGATATTATATGTGCCTTCAAGTAGGAAATTGAATGAGAACTGTGCAACATAACGATAATATGTGATCGAATTGTATTCCCATTCGTATGTGTAATTAACTATCGTGCCATCTGCATCAGATGATGGATTGCCATCAACTAATCTCCAACCCTTCAATGTTCCAGATGGGTTTATTGTAAAACTGGCTACTGGCTTCTTGAATGTGATATTAACCCATGTGGTATCTTCATCATATCTCCAATCATCATCAGTTACGTTCAATGTTATCTGATAATTGCCTTCAAGTAAGAAGTCAAATGTGGGTTGATCTCCCCATAATGTTTCTGGAGAACCATCATAGGTGAATGTCCATGTCCAGTTGATTATGCTACCATCAGGATCGGAAGATCCAGAACCATCCAATATGAATGTTCCTTTGTTAGTTCCCTGATCTTCTCCTGCATCCGCTATCGGTAATTGAAATACTAAAGTTACAAGAACTGTATCTTCATCTGTGCCACCCTCATCATCAGTTACATTCAATGTTACTGTGATCGGGGCTTGAGATATGTTGAAATCATAACTTGGGCTAACCCCATACAATGTTACTGGCGTTCCATCATCTGAAAATGTCCAAGTATAATTTACAATCGAACCATCAACATCAGATGATAAAGAACCATCAAATGTGATCAATCTCTTGCCTATTATATCCGTTCCTGCATTGGCTACTGGATTTGCATTAGATATATTAACCCAAGTGGTATCATGATCATATCCACCATCATTATCTGTTACATTTAAAGTTATAAAGTAGTTGCCTAATATCTGGAAGTTAAACATGGGATATGTCAGATAAAGTGTTTGCGGATTGCCGTTGTATGTGAAATTCCATGTATAGTTCTGAATCGTTCCATCTATATCGGAAGATCCTGAACCATCTAATGTGTAGATGCCCTTCAATCCTGCTTGATTAACTCCTGCATTTGCCGTTGGTGGATTATTCAATACAGTTAGATTCATCCAATCTAAATCATAGCTTCCATAAACATCTGTTACATTTAATGTTACATTAATTATTCCAAGTTCCCAAAATTCAAAGGATGGTGTTTCGCCGTAAAGATATTCTGATGTTGAATTGTGTGTGAAATTCCATGTCCAATTATTAATTGCCCCTAAAGATCCTGAAGCATTAAATTGATATGAATTTCCACGATAAACACTATCATCTGCCCCTGCATTTGCTGTTAATGGTTGGGCATAAACGGTCATTGTATCTATATCCCAATTGCCATCAATATCAGTTACATTCAATGTTACTGTATAATTGCCTTGAATGGCAAAGTTAAAACTGAAATTCATTGTGTAATAGGTGTATGGATTAGAATTGTATGTGAAGTTCCAAGTATAATTCAATGCCGATCCACCTGCATCTGATGAATTGTATGCCGAAATATAATGAACTCTTTGAGTGTAATTATCTGCCCCTGCTTCCGCAACTGGAGTATTGTTAGTTTCAAAGGGATAAATCAATGGATAAGCATCATTAACATTGGCACTAACGGTTATTCCAGTATCATTTAAATTATCTATCCCAACAAGATTTTGATTGATACCATGATAAAAATCTTCGGTAATCAAATCATTATAATAATTTCCACCAAATTGATGCCCAAGATGAAATTTGTTTGATGTTGAAGAATAAATACTTTCTATGTGTGATACTGAATTATCTATGAAATTATTATGATAGATCGTAACATTATTTACTGATGGGGTTGTAATCCTTAATCCGTATTGGCAATCTTCTATCTCATTATGAAATACAGTTACATTATCAACCCCACCACCACCTGAAGCAATAATCATTCCAGCAATAAGCATATCAAATATATAATTAGAATCAATTTGACCATTTTTTATATCAGTAAGTAGCATACCGTTTGCATTCACCATTGAACCTATTAAGATTGTATTATTGCTTACAGTAAAATTTTCCATTACAAAAAATCTCATTACTGGCGATCCTTTTCCAACATTATTCATTTCATTATTTATTATCGTTGCATTATTTATTGTATCTAAATCCATTCCGAATCCATAAAGATCTGTGGCATTATTATTATCTATCGTTATATTATTTGCATTTTCAATATAAATCCCATAATTAATTAAACTTTCATCTAAATTAGAGAATTTATTTTTAGTTATGGTAATATTATATTCATCCTGAACGCTATTTTCCATATAAATTTGCCTTGTATTATTCCAAAATGTATTATTATGGATTGTCGCATTATATGTTTCATATATACAGATTCCAGATTCACCATAATAAACTGATGATGAATAATTTGTTGAATTATATATCGTGCAATTTCTGATGATAAAATGTTTTGTTGTATTGCCTATATATATTCCAGATCCATATCCTGTTCCATTGATAATCCAATTATCTATTATGTAGGGATCGTTCCAAACCCCTGTTCCTGATGTTACTCCATTATCAAAAGTGAAATCTGTATTTGAATTGATCCTTATCGGTGAATGTATATGTGTTATACTTTGGAAACTAATCTCATCAAACCAAATATGAGAATCTGAAGATCCTGTGCCGATAGAATATTGGAGAATTGTTATGTTAGAAATCCATCCACCAAATACACTTAAATTATATGATGCCCCTGACATTACATAAGTTCCATTGTCATATACATCATAAGTATAACCTGTTCCATTCCATTCTGCTCTCAAACTATAATTTACCCATTGATTTCTGTTTTTTTCAATATATTCATATATTATAGGAACTCCAGTTCCATTTTGAACCCACATAGCATCATGTGTAGAATTATGTTCTTGAACCCCTGTACCAACAAAACAATTCCTTGAATAAAAACCTATATCTGCTTTATCATCTGTATTGTTCATTGTAGTATTTTGTATCCAAAATATCTCAATTTTATCATATTCTGTTGTGAATGTTTCGTTTTGGATTGCATATGCAACTGATGTTGATTGATTGCCAGATAATCTATGACAAGTTCTACCATCAAAAGTTGTATTAAGTGTAATATTTCCACCATCTTTTTCTTCATTTTTCTCCCATGTTTCATTTGTGCCATCATCATAAAATAATATTTGGTTTAGACTTAAAATAGATTTTTGATTTGGTTCTGCTATTATCTTATTATCAATGGGCGTTATGCCCATGCTGATTGTTGCGAAGTTCATTCCGAATATTCCGATCACAATCAACATTGCCACTATTTTACTTTTCATATTATCATCTCCCTTTTCCTGTCAAAGTTGTAGGCATTATACCTTCATGCTTGGGCTTAATAGTATCCCATTCTGTTCCCAAATGCCTTCCTATTATCAATACTACAAATATAACTACTAATCCTGCCGATAAGATTGCAACCATGAATCCTGTTGCTGATGGCATTAATACTTCCTGAACTTCCTGATCCTGAAGATCTGTAATGTCCAATACGGTTAAAGTAGCATCATAAGTTATATTCCCCCCTATCTCAAAAGGCGTATTTTCCCAAGTATAGTTGAATGAAAAATTACCATCACCTAAATAAGTATAATCATCAATTTCAAGAACGACATCTCCGACAGTTATATTCACCGATTCTATACCATCTGCCCCAAGATATTGATAATCTGAACCCCTTGATAAATCGGTAAAGTTACCGCTAAACCTAATATCTGTTTCATTATGAATTTCAAAGGATGTGATTGTCGGGGCTTGTTTTGTAATTAACATCTCTACATTATCAAACCAAACTGTTGAACTGCCATTCGTTGAGTTGAAATTTGTTATAATCGTAAAGTTAAGGTTATAAGTTCCAGAAACATTATATATTGAATCTAAATCTATCTCAACATTGTTCCATCCTGTTTCAAAAAATGTGTAATTGTGCTGATTGATCAACGATCCATTAATGAATACCTGAATCGTGCCGTTGATTGTATTATTCAATTCCTGAATTTTGTAATCGTATTTTAAAGTAGTGTAGTTAGTGTAGGGCTTCGTAATGTTCTGATCAAAACTACCCCATTCCATTGATGTGTTTATAGGGATGGAACTGAATTGTGAGAATAAAAATCTCGGCGGTTCTAATCCTCTTTTCCATAAATCTATATCTATCTTATATTGGAAAAATTCACCGTTCTTGGATGCAATATTGCCCTGCCAAAATAAGTAACCAATATACGAATATTGCTGATTTTCGGTTTGTTGCCAACTACTCCATGTGCCATCAACTACCGCATGATCGCCTACTCTTGTATATACAGATATATTAAAGAATGTTTGAAATGGATATGATGGAGAATATGTTCCATCAGTATCATTAAAATAAAGTTCTATCGTTTGCCAATCCGCATAATAACTTCTATCAAAAATCTGTGATTCGTATGTTCCGTTCCAATCATATTCTGTTGCAGTAATCGTCAGATTATCGTAATATACTGCCTTTGCTGGAAAACTTGTTTGACCTTCACTCAATGAAAAGTAATTCCATGATGATAGTGTGAAGTTGCCAGTTACATTCCTAATTGTATCATCCGTTGATAACCAAGAGGATGTTGATGATGTGGATATATTGCTTAATTCTGATGAACCATGTGATGAATTTATTCCAATTGCGGATTTTACTAATCCATTGAATGCATTATGATAGTGCAATCTGTTAGTTTCTATATCCAATCTTACTGATTCATTAGCTATGTTGATCGTCTTATTGAATGTGCTGGATGCAGATGTTGGCAAGTTGTTCGGGGCTAACCATGATTTCATGTGTGTTATATTGGCAGATATGCTTTCCGTTCCTGTGTGATAAGATCTTGTGTGTATGCAATTTATAATGAAATTTATCCTGCCACCACCTTTTGTTGATGCTAAAATATGATCTGTTGATATATCTTTAATTGAATAACCCACTTCTGATTGTGAAGAAGAATATATTGATACATTTATACCGTTAGTAAAATTACTATAATTCCAGTAAGAATATCCAACATTATATGCTGAACCTGTTGCATTTCTTAATAGCATATGGCTTCGCATATGGGTTGAATTGTATCTTCTAATATAAACGGTCATATGATTTAGTGGATTCTGTGGGCTTGATTCCAGTTCATCTCTATTACCATATCCGATTAATATCCACGCATTATTTTGTTGCAATCCACTTTCGTTTGATATTATGCTGACATTCATTCCAAATTCATTAGAATTTATTCCGCTTATAACTCGCCTTTCTGATATATTCCAGCATCTAACTGCATATCTGCTATTTGTATAATTGCATTCGTAATGCCCTGTTTTATATACAAAATCTGTGGAAGCATTTTCATATCCTATTGATGATCTTTCTGTGGTTAAATTATCATCAAAATCAGTAATATTATGCAATTTAATTGATTCTGCCCCCAAACTCAAATTGGCAGATAAATTATATGCTGAACTGAAATTCGTTCTCAAGAAAGGCGATACTGATGGTTGCTGTTCAAGATATTCCCAACCGTTCAATGAATAATTATCGAAAGTATTATTCAATACTTGATATTGATAACCATCCAATTCTGTATAGTTGTTCAGGAAAGATTCGCTTGGATCTCCATTTTTTAATGTCATATTATATAAGGTTGCATTCATCATAGTATTATCAAAATCAAGCATCCAATCTGTGTGTGTCGTATTTACATCACATACTCCTGCATTTGATGTGATGCTGAAGTTCTGTGAAGTTTGTGTATTCCATCCATCCATATCTGTATCAAACGTGCCGTTCTCTACAAGATTATCTTGGCTTTCCCCTATTGCTGTAAATGGCATTAATAATACTGTTATTATTATCATCATTGATAACAACCTTTTCATCAAAGCATACCCCCATCACCTGCCGATCCACCAAACATTGCAAATGCGCCCAAGATTGCGCCGATAACCATGATGATAATTATTAACGGTATCATCTCGGTTATTGTATTACCAATGTTCTCGGTTTCGCTTTCTGATCTGTAAATATCGTAATCATCTGTTGCATCATTGTTGTGCGTAAAACTGTTCTGATTTGTCGAATATAGAATCATTGTATTATAATAATCATAAAGATCCTCATCATTATCCGAATTTATGAATACTGTGCTTGAATTATCGTCAATATCGTGTATCATTATATCTGCTTCATTCTCATAATATTGGTAAATCGCATAATTGCCATCTGTGTAAGGCGCATATGAATTATATGAATCGTCAGTATCTACCACGATAATGTTTTCTTCTGCAATGTTTTCCCAATATATTAATTCCGTTCCACCTTCGGATGTGATATTCATGCCTTCCATATCAATTATATATGAATCGAAATCTACTCCACTTTTTATGGTTATGCCCAATAATCCATCCATTGATGATTTATCTGATGCATAGATATTATATCCAACATTTACTCCTGTGATTTCCGTTAATTTATCAGTTTCCAATGAGTATATCATAAGATCGTGGGGGCTTCCGCTTGTATCACTAAACCACATAAAATCTTCGTTCATTCCTAAATTTGAATTTAATACCACACCATCATCAATTCTTCTACCTTCCCCTGTATCGTAATTATATACAAATATTTGCCTTCCACCACCACCATAATGTGTGAAATAAATCCAATCTCCATAGATCATATGCTCATACCCTGCTGTATATTGTGATAATGAACCATGTGGGATTTGCCAATGTTCATCTGTGGAAATATTATACATATATAATGTTCTTTCCCAATTATCATCACCATACACTTCTTCATATAATATCTTATTGTTGGAAATCGTGGGAGATTGTGAATGATAATAGTAGTTGGGCGCAATTTTCAATCCTGCATCATAATCTGGCGTTATGTTCCATGATTCTCCTGTGGAGATTTGATGAAGCATAATCCAACTCGGATCATACATATCAATTGTATCACCATCTGGATTGACATTCCCACCACTATCATAAATATCCAATGACCTTACCCATACGATATAATCTCCATACCTATAACAATCATAGTCATAGGTATTGTAACCACCAATAGCCCCTGTCGTGCCGACATATATCTTATCCGTTTGGATTGCATTCACTATTGGCATACAAATCATTGCCACTATTCCTATCATTAATAGTATATTCATTGCTTTTTTCATACTGATACCCCTTGCACTTGGGCGATTATTACCTATATACCTATATACTTTGCGATTCATCAGTAATATTTCTCCTTTCCTTCCTTTTCTTCATATTTTAATCTTGCATTATATTCCTTCGCATACCGCATGATTCTATTTCTTGTGTGATCATAGTAATTAAAACCATCTATTTCTGTATAATCCCATTTGTCAGGAATATCTACAATTACAGTAACAAATTTATTTGGATCGGAGTAATCTGCATCTGAACCCAAATCTGCCATTGTTTCTGCTGATAGTTTATCCATGAACCTTTGATATTCGTTGATAGGTGTTTTGAACTGTAATTGCCCTTTAGATTTCAATGATTTATTGTTGATGATCCCTTTATATTTCTTCAATCTTGGAAACTCCTGCTGAATATCTTTCCATGCCAACTCATCCGCTTCCTCATCAGATTTGCCTTCATTTAAATAATATTCCATTGCAAAATTCCATGCCCCTTCCTCTTTATCCGTTAATTCTGCTCTTTTTTTATCTTTCCCCGAAGCCATGATCAATTTTGCAAACCGATCATATTCCATTAAACCTTTCTCGGTTAGTTCCCCATCCTTAACATAATCCATGAGATCTCCATATGGGCTTTCAAGCATATCATCTCTCCATTTCTGAATTGTCAATTGCTTTACAATATATTCTGCCCTTGAAACGCTATCCGTTCTGAATAGCATATTCCCATTCTGATCATATACTTCAAATTCATCTCCGTTCATTACTATAACATATGTTCCAATTCCAATACCATAATCATCTTCCCAACCGAAATCTATCCATCCAAATGGTTCTCCATCTATTGCGCCCTTATCCCATGCAAATTCTGGAAGCCCTTCCTGTTTTAATGCAACTTCAAGATTCATTACCATGTCGGGCTTCTTTAAACGACCATCAATACCACGATAATCTTTTAACTTGAATCTTCCTGATGCTGTCTTAACGCCCTTCCTTGCCAATGAATGCCTTCGTGAATCGCCTTTCCATGCCATTACTTCCACCACCATCCAGATTCATATTCTGCAAATATCTCTTTGGCTTCATCCATTGGAAGATTGTATGCTTCCGCAAGTTTTTCTGCTGATGGATGCAAATGCTCATATGTCGAACCCAATAATTGTGAATGGAATAGATTTTCATCTGTTTCATGTAACTCCTTGAATATCTTTTTCTTTTTATCAGGTAATGAAAGCCATCTAACAAGTTGTTCCCTTCTTTTACCTGCTTCATCTACCCCTGCCAATTCCATATTGTATCCTTCAAAAACATCTGCTTCATATTTTTCATCAAGATAATCAATGTTCCCTTCTATTTGAGATTTGTTCATTAATGGAATGCTAATTACATTTGCTATTTCATCAAAATCTGTATCATACCATCTCGGTATTGTTCCTTTTCTCCAAACAATCATTCTTGTATCTGATTCATAAACATCATGACCATAATTTAGCAATCTCATTCCTATCTTCTTGAAAAGTTCATCAATTGGTGTGAAAAGCATAGAATATTTTGAATCGTTTGGATCTACCTTATATGCTTTATCTACTAAATCTTGGAAATGCATATTTGTTCTCTTTTCAAGTAATTCAACCCATTCCCTTATTTCTTTTTCTTGTTCTTTTGGATCTCTCGGCAAATCTTCAAACCATATTGCTATATCCCAATATTCCAAAAGTTCATCATTTTCAGGTTCGCTATCGAAATATCTACCAATATCATTACCCCTTGCGACAAATGTAGAAACATCAAACCTTCTGCCCTGATCTATGTTGGTCTTGATGCCCTTCCTTGCCAAAGAATGCCTTCTGCTATCGCCTTTCCAAGCCATTAACTCAACTCCTGTTCAAGTTCTCTAAACATCTTTCTGCTCTTGTGAAGATCAACTCTAATGTCTATGATGTTCTCCTTGCCCAATCTTCTATCTATTTCCTTGATGGCAATGTTTAGCATCCTTTTTACCTGCTTCCTTCTTTTGCGATCTCCATTGATGTATTCGTTCAATAGCCATTTAACTGTTTTCTTGCTTTCTTCTGATGGAAATACTATAATCTTCTCTCCATCTGCTTCATATTGATCTCTTGAAATGCCACTTGCTTTCTTTTCTTTGATAAGATCATCAAATCCTATTAATTGAACCAATGAAACCATCTCGGATACTACTCCTTGCGATTCAAACCATAATCCTGAACTTTCATCAACCCTTACTCCCGACATGGAATTATCCGTTGTTCTAATGCCCTTTCTCGCAAGACTATGCCTTCTTGATTCGTTCTTCCAACCTTTTCCTTTTATTGCCATGTTAATCACCCTGTATAATTCATTGCCCATTCGTCTAATGCTTCTATATTTGCCCATTGTTTTCTTTGTTCTTCTGAACCATATCTGTAATCAGAATATTTATCTCTCAATCGGTTAATTTCAACTTGTCCGAAATTTTCATAGATGCCTCTCTTTTTCGCTTTGTTTATTAGATTTCTTTTTATCCTGCTAACATCTGCCGATACTCCTGATGCCTTCAATTCCTTTATCTGAATAATTTCTCCCTTTATTCCCTGTCTTTTTAATGATTGAATGACATCAAATTTGTTTGATTTCCTGCCAAGTGTTACTTCTTCTATTGCAGTTCTGCCATGTGGTGAAATCATTACAACTTCCCATTTTTTCTGTTTGTATTCTCCTGAACTTGTATATCTATTGGAAATATCAACTACTTGTTCTGATGTTAGTTTAATTCCTCTATTATCTGCAAAATCCTTAACGAAATTTGGAGAAGCATATTCTGGATCTACGCCTTCCTTTCTCATTAGATCTCTAACAATCGTGAATTTGCTTCTTCCTGATGCCTTCAATTTAGTTACTCCTTCAAAGTAAATCTTGCCATCATCTCCAGCATAGGCATACATACTATCATCAAAGAACTTTTTTGCTTCTTTGCTTAATAGTTTGCCATTAAGCCCATAATCTCTACTCCAAAATCCTACCCCATGACCTTGTGTGTCCAAGAATAGATCATTACCTATCATTTCTTCTGATATTCTTATTCCTTCGTTTATTTCTATTTCTTCAAATAATTCATGGTTTTCATTCATGAAATCTTCAATAAGGAATTTGATTGCTCTTGCTGTGTCTTTATCAACATCATAGATACTATAATTATTTTCTAAAAATACTTCATCTTTATGATCTGGATCTTGCGTAGCCCAAAGCATTGCTTCAATAAAGCCATTGTAAATCTCATCTATATCATAGCCATGAACCATGCCCTTCGCAACAAATGTGCTGACATCAAATCTTCTGCTCTCATCTACATTGGTTTTAACTCCTTTTCTGGCAAGACTATGCCTTCGAGATTCGTTCTTCCAACCTTTACTCATTTTATCACCCCTTGATCTTCTTAACGGTTCTGCCTTCTTTCTTCTTTTTCCCCTTCCAAATATCGAATGCCCTCTCAAAATCTTCAAATTCTACTTCTTGATCGTATTCTATCATTTGCCAGAATACATTTTCTTTTAATTCTTTTATATTGCTTGAAAAATCATCAAAATCATCTGATAATTTAAATGCTTCTTCCAGATCTCCTTTGATTTCCTCATAATCTTTTGTTTTCTCAAAATCATCTATACTAACTCTTGTAAGATTCCAATAATGCTCATCTTTTATCTCCTGCTTATCTTCATCAGATAATTCATACATACTTGTTAAATATTCGACTTCTTCATCTACATCAATATCATACGCTTCTCCAAATTTCCATCTAACATTATCCCCTGTAATAGAATACATACCATTTCCATCAGGTTCATCAATGTTCTTCAATAAAAATGGCTTCAACATATCAAAGGATATTCCTGCTTCTGCCATTGCTTCCTTAAATTCATCCATCTCTCCGAAATTAACAATTCTAACCAAGAATGTTCCAAGATCGGTTTCATCCCCTGTCCAATACCATCCTGCTGTTGTCATATTGCCCAATCTTAAACGCATAGAACCATCTGGATTCACCCTGAACTCCCATACATCTGTGCCATAATCCACTTCTGGCAACTTCTTGCCCTTTGCAACAAAAGAACTTACATCAAACCTTCTGCCATCATCTATGTTTGTTCTTATGCCTTTCCTTGCCAACGAATGCCTTCGGGATTCGCCTTTCCAACCCATCTACATCACCTTCTTTTTTGCATAAAGATGATAACCATCCTTTAATCTTACTATTTTGAATGGTTTTCCTCTACCCATTACTTTTGCTGTCGCTTCTAATCTTTCTTTTGATTCTGAATCCATTATTCCTGTATAGTAATATTCTTCTCCATTGAATTTTCTTACTGAAAGATGTTTTCCTGATGCCTTTTTCTTCTCCATTTGCTTCAGTTCCTTCCATCTTTGTTCGGATTTGAAATCAGATTCTAATTCTGTTTCAACCGCATTCATAAACCATTTCGTGTGCTTCACATTGTCATAGTTCTGATTGTAAGCAATTGCAACATCCTTCGCATAATCGGTTTTATTGATTATCTCATATCTGGCTTTTGTTTCGAAATCTCTTGAATCTTTCAGTAAATCTTCTATCTTCTTTATGTGCCTATTTAAATACTCTTTTCCTTCCTTTGTTCTTAAATCCCAACCACTTGATAACTGTTCCATTGGTCTTTCATCAAATTCTTCTACTGTGAATATCATGGGTTCTACTATGATTTCATTAATATATTCAGCATCTTTCCAGTATTCATCAAGATCTATGTATCCACCGATTATGAAACCATCTTGTAACTGGATAATTAGAAAATAATCATTACCTGATTTGTATCCATCCTGAAGTAATTCCCCTAATTCTAATTTCCTTCCATGATATGTATATCTGCCCTTGCCCTTCGCAACAAAGTTGGATACATCAAACCTTCTGCCATCATCTATGTTTGTTCTTATGCCTTTCCTTGCCAACGAATGCCTTCGAGATTCGTTCTTCCATGCCATCCTACTTCACCTTCCTATTTTTCTTCGGTATTAATACCGATTGAATGATGTTCTTACCTGTTTTCTTGGATTTCCCTACTATCGCTTTTGCATTTTTTATCTTTCTCTTTGATCTCGTATGCGATAATGGAACTGTTCTGAATGTTCCTTTCACGATATTTCTTGGATTTGTATATCTTTTATGTGTATATCTTGCTTTCTTATATGGCATATTATCACCTTCTCCTTTCCGTCTTTAACGCTATCAAATTCCACATCTTGTTCTGCTCTTTCTTCAAGTTCTTTGGATCTAATTCCCTCATCTTCTGCATCTGCTTCTTTATCTTGCCGTTCTTGTCGAATGTTTCATTATGAACCCAATCATGCTGTATCCAATCTGGCATATTGCCATACCGTTGCTTGTGATTTTTTATCTTTTCGCCTAATGAATCATACAACTTCATGGCATCTTCAAGATTCCTTTGAATGTCTTTCTGGCTTTCAAGATTGGCTACCTTACGCAATTTACGATCTAACGCCGTAATATTCTTGTGAATGTTGTTGGATAACTTGTGCTTGATCACTTGCTCATTCGCAATACCTTTAGTGATCTTGGGCTTACCCTGTTGTGCTGTCTTGATGCCCTTTCTGGCAAGACTATGCCTTTCGCTTTGTTTCCACCAACTCATGTTTTATCTCCTAATTAAACATATCTTCATATATATCTGGCTTATAACTTGGAATTGATTTCTGTTTTTCAAATCTATTTTCTGCATCATCCCATATTATAGGTTCAAGTTTCCAACCATTCTTTAATGCCCTATTTTTTAAATCTTGTAATGCTTTATCTGGATTGTTCATTTCAGATATTTTTTCGGTTTCTGCAACTGTCTTATGGTTATGAATTAATTCATAACTATCTTCTTCCAATGAAATGTATGTTTCGGGGAATGGCTTCCAAATGCGGAAGAAACTATCACCAATGCCATCATAAACAAGATCGCCGTTATCTGCTTGTAACTCTAATTCTCCACTTCCACCCGAAACGCTTCCAACATAATAATAATCCTTGCCATCAAAGGTTCTGTATTCTCCAATCTCATAGCCATCATGATAGCCAAGTTCATGTTCAATTAATTCATCAGTATATTCTCGGCTATATACTTCTTCTTCTAACAATAGATTCTCATAATGATCTATCCAATATGGAATGCCTTCTTCAAATGAATTAAATGGAACTTCATATAAACTTTCCCAATGCAGTTCAAGATATTCTTCTCCTGCTGGAGAATCAAGATAATCCCGAAGTGAATCTCCTGTGGCAAATGGATCTGTGTGTAATGGTTCTCTCATTTCTCTTTTGCCTTCATCTGTATCCATGAAATGCCCTTTCGCCGTTTTAATGCCCTTCCTTGCCAAACTGTGCCTTCTTGATTCTCTATGCCAACTCATGTTATCCCCTTCCATAAATTAATACTATATCATCATATTTATCTTTCAATTCTTCGGGGCTATTAATACCATCATACACATCAACCACTAAACCCCTATCTATTAATGTCCAAAGATTATGGCTTAACCATTCTCCAGTAATACCATCTTCATCTTCTCTCAATTCATTGTATTCTTTTCTCATTTCAGAATCTAATACAAAATCAATTGTCATGTAATGTGGAACATTTGGTGGGGAATCCATTTCTGATTTCCAAATGAATATTATGTAATCTTCTGAAAACCCTTCTGATTTTAATAATGCCTTACCTTCTGGCGATAATGCATTTCCAAATTCTTTCTTCCCTGATGCCCTCATTCTTGGCTTTGCTGTCTTTACGCCCTTTCTGGCAAGACTATGCCTTCTGCTCTCGCCTTTCCATGCCATTAACTCAACTCCTTAATATCAATATCAACTTCTGAAAGCCAAGTTACTACATCATCATCCGAAAGCAAGTTGTGTTTTGATTCCATATCTGCATTCTTAATTGCTGATTTCAATGCTTCCTGATCTTCTGAACTCCAATCGTATGATGTTGCCATGTAATTTCCATAGGCGTAATAATCAGCATCATTCATAATGTCAAAGCCAATTTCAGAATCTATTTTCTGCCTAATTTCTTGAAGAATGCTATCGTATGCTATCCATGTAATATCTACATCATTTCTATCTGTACCTGTGCTTTCAACAAATTCTTCAAGTGCTTCAAACAAGTATCCTATACCATGACCATAAGCTTCTAAATGTAGCAATGCTTGTTCTATATCAAGATAACCATATGGGCAGAAATCCCTTTGAAATTCTGCAACCTGCCTATTTATGTATTCCCTACGATCATCATCTTCATTGCCCCTTGCCACCATCTTTTTCTGGGGGCAACCCTTTGCTGTCCTTACGCCTTTCCTTGCCAAACTGTGCCGTCTGCTCTCGCCTTTCCATGCCATATTACTTCACCTTCCCTGATGCTGTCATTTGCTTGACTTTCTTATCCATCTTTACTACATTCCTTGTTAGATCGTCAGTAAGATCATTTAAGAAATCTATCGTAACCTTATTTCGCATTTTTAATGCCCCAATCTCTACCTTCCTTTGCTCAAACTCTTGCTTTAACTCATTCAATTTAGATTGGGTTTTGTGCTTCGCCTTGCTTTCATCCATGCCACTCATTTTTATATTATCTTTGAACTTCTTGAAATTTGCCCTTGCTTTATCCCTGTCAGCATTCAAATCCGCAATCTCTTTCCGTTCATCAGTTTCAAACCGCTTTTTCAATCGCTTCGCTTCTGTCTTTATCATGTTGATGTCATACTGTAATTCATTCTTGTAATCTATCAGTTTTTCACTATTTTCTGCAATGGCTATCAATGAATCGGCATCAGGGCTTTCAAAGACTTCTTCTGGCATATCGGTAAGTTGCTCTCTCGGAACTTTCTTTTCTTCCGAAGCAATCTTGGATTTTAATGCCCCAACCCTGCCCTTGTTATCTATATCTACTTCTTCCTTGCTCGGTTTCCTGCCGAAATGGGATGCTTGTTCAAGTTCTTCTTCTGTTGAACTTATCTTTTGTCTTTCAACCTTATCCATCTGCTTGGCTAATGCTTCGTTCTCTCTCCTTGCTGGATGCTTACCTTTCGGTGTTTCTTTGGGAATTTCCATCCCCCTTCTCATTGGATGATCCGCTTTCACCGTTGATGTTTTTACCTTATCTTTTGATGGTGTTACCTTCTCTTTTATCTTTGCGCCAGTTTCTTTTATTTTTTGACCTACGCCAGTTACTTTCTGCTTGATCGTGCCACCAACATCCTTTATCTTCTGTGTTAATTTGGATTGTGTTATCGTGGATTTCGCCTTATCCCAAAGATCTCCCAATATGCCTTCGGCAACCATTGGTTGCCCATGTGCATCAAACTTAATGCCATAGGCATCTATAATCCTTCCTTTCGGAACTGTTTTCATTCTTGCCCCTTGTGGAGTTGTCTTTACGCCTTTCCTTGCAAGAGAATGCCTTCGGGATTCTCCATGCCAACCGCTTCCTTTTCCTGCCATTTTAATCACCTAACCTTCCTAATGTCATAACCCTTCGCTGTTTCTCTAATCATTGCTTCTGGATCGCTTGTATATCCTATCCTATATCTACCTGATTTATCTTCTGCAACTACTTTATAATGACCTTGTGGCATTTTTTCTGCATGATATTTTAATTCATGTGGCATATCTTCTACAACCCATGTTCCAGATAAATCTCCAAGATTCAAATACTCGTTCAATTCTGGATACCTACCTGCAAATTCATTTTCTGTTCCTGTGAAATCCAAAGCCCCTGCCCATATGACATGAACTTCTCCATTGCCTTCTTGATAAAATTCTTCTTCTCTATCAAGAACAAATTCATCCCAATCTTGTTCTTTGATTTCTTCTTCTTCTCCAACTTCTCTTAACATATCCCAATCGGGTTCAGAAAATACCACTACTTCTATATTCGTGCCATCTTCTTCTTCAAATAGGTATTCATCCCACGATCTATCAATATAGCCATGCATACTTCTGCCTTCCCCCATGAATTTTACTTTTGGTCTATCTTCGCCTTTGGCAACAAAGTTAGATACATCAAACCTTCTGCCACCATCTATGTTAGTCTTTACGCCCTTTCGTGCCAAACTGTGCCTTCTGCTCTCGCCTTTCCAACTCATTCAAACTCAACTCCTAATTCTTTCATATGTTCTTTTGTCCATCTTGTATCATCATGGGTTTCGTATTCTTCCTTTTCTATCATATGAACAAACTTAAATTGTTCCCAAATTTGACCTGTTAATCTATCTTCTATGGTAATATCATCTCCCTGCCAACTGTTTTTATCGGCAAATTCAAGTGCTTCCCTGAATGTTGAAAATACCGCAACAGTTCCACCTTCAATCTTGAAATCTGGATCTCTTTCTGTAATGCTTTCTAATGAATTTGAATCTTCATCAAAATAATAGTAATGATTGGAGATACTTACCCAATACATATTGGGAAGTTTGCCATCTCCCACATACTTCTGTGGTGGAAACTCCTTTAAATCTAACTTCCCCCTTGCAACAAAGTTAGATACATCAAACCTTCTGCCACCATCTATGTTAGTCTTTACGCCCTTTCGTGCCAAACTGTGCCTTCTGCTCTCGCCTTTCCATGCCATTTAAATCACCTAAATTTCCTCAATCTATCTTGCTGACCTTTACTTCCATATCCCTCAATGTAATCTATCACTTCGCTTTCTATTGCTTTCAATTCTGATTTCGTTAAATTCTGCAAATCCTTATTGCCAAGTTTCATGCTGTGTATGATCGGAAGATTCATATTCGTTTGTATGCTGAACCCCCTGCCATTCGGATAGGTTAATTTGATTACCTTATTGCCGTTCCTATCCATACCGAATCCTTTCAAATATAAGTTGGATTGGGGCAAATCTATGTCCTTTCTCTTGCCCGAACTCTTGAATTGTGATTCATCCCTAATCCTTATGCGATCTCTAATCCAACTTTCTAATGTGTCCGTTCTTGAAAATAATCTTTGCCAACCGATCTCATCTTCAATCTCATCCAATAATCTTTGACTTGCCCAATCTTCAATATATATATCTTCTATTTGACCTTCATCAAATCCTAACTTGCTCAATTCTCTTTCAACATCTACTTCCAAGCCATCTCTTACCCTTACAATGCTATTAAATTCTGGATCTAATAGTATAACGCTATTGTATATTAATTCTGTAATATCATCTGTATCTATCTTCTCTCCAGTATAATCTTCTATCCAAACAGATAGATCATCTACTTCCTGCCCTGTTTGAACATCTAATCTATCATCAATATAATCAAGAAGTAACCTGATTGTCCATCCTTCAATATTCATATCATCAATATCGCCCTCATCATAGCCCATCTTGGATAATTCTGTTTGTATATATTCAACCCATTCATCCTTGTATCGAATAAACCCTTTCAGATCTTCTTCTATAATTATGAATCTCTCATATACTAAACCATCAAGATCATCAAGTTTTTTGGATAATCCTTCTCCCCTTGCGACAAAATTAGAAACATCAAATCGTTTTCCCTGATCTATGTTAGTCTTTACGCCCTTCCTTGCCAACGAATGCCTTCTTGATTCGTTCTTCCAACCGCTTCCTTTTCCTGCCATCTCAATCATCCCTAATTAACATTCTTTCTAAATTTGGATCTTTATCTATTCCACCATATGCCCCATAGTTATGTTTTCCAATCAGCCCTTTATGAATTACCCATGCCGTATTATCTGGCGATCCCTGAATATAAACTAATGTATCTCCCCATCTCAATTTCTTTGTATTTCCTAAATGCACAATATCTGTTGATTGTTTTTCTATATCTATAAGATATTCCGCATGATCTTTTACTTTGTAGATATTAGAAGTTCCATAATTTTGATACTTTTGAAGATTTTCTACCAATTCATCCATATCCATTAGTTGTATTTTTTGATGAATCCGTTTTTGTTCTGATCGTGATGGATAGTTATTCGTTTTTCTATATTGATGATCAAATAATGCGTTTATTAATCTGCTTTCCATAATATCTCTTAACATAATTGCATCTTCAACCCTCAAATTCTTAATATGATTAGTAAAAATATTCAAATATGTTCTTTTATTATAAACTCCTTCTCCTATTAATTTACTATTATCAAATTGCCTTCGATTATCAACATTAGTCTTAACGCCCTTTCTGGCTAACGAATGCCTTCTTGATTCGCCTTTCCAAGACATTTGCGATCTTCCTTATGTGTTATATATTCTTATACTTTGCCCATTTCTGATCAAGAAATGTAAAAGGAAAGGGGAGAAGTTCATCTCCCCTTTATTTTCAGGTATGAAATTACTTCTTTTTCTTTTCATCCATCTTCATAGATCCCAAGATCTTGCCGATAAAGAGTATCACTAATCCCATTGCCAGAATAGATACCATCAATTCTGTTGTTACAACTCGGATTGTATATGTGGCTTCATCAACAATATCAACTTCTCCATACCAAACATCATCATTCGTTGCTGTGAAGTTCTGCCATTGCATAGTGATTGTGATATTGGCATTATCCACTACATCAAATGTGTTTGCGGAATAGTTGATGTATCCAGTAGTGTTATCATTGGGAACTCCATCAATATCAACCGTTCCGTTCCACCAAGTAACATTGTTGTCGTATATCGTGATGTTAAATGTGTAGTTGTTCCCCCAATTACCTGATTCATCCATTACCACAAAGGCAAAGGAATTGTTTGTTTCATTGTTGAGAACGGTTGGAACGATTACAGAAGTGTTACAATCCTGAAATGAATCATGGAATGTTACAGTTCTGGATGAACCTGATCCTGTTTCACTTGATGCACAAGCAAGTGGTGTGGCTAACGCCGACAACATCAATCCTATCAAAAGGAATGAAATGAATTTCTTCATTTACATCACCTATTAGATTGTATGTTGGGCTATTAGAACTCCATCTCGCTGAATGTCTTGATGATCCACTTGAAAACGATCAATATCACCAAAACAGGCAGAAGTGAAATAACAAGTGTCGTAATTTCCGAAAAATCGGTCATTACTAATACACCCCCAAATTTCCAGTTCTTCCCCAGTATGTTTTTACATCTTCGGGGCAGATGTTTCCGTTGTCGCTGTATTTTGTAGTAAGCATTAGTTACTCATAAATTTCATTCACTTATATATAACCTAACGCATAAGATTTAAATACTTCTACTATTTTCTCCAGAATAAGCGATCAAGAAAGTTGATAATCATAAGCCCAAATAATGTGGCTAATAATCCAATCATTATATCAAGATCAACCAATATTCTCACCCCTGCCAAGCATGATTACTAACTGAACAATTATGCCATATAATAATATTGAATACCACGCTATTGGCAACATCTCTACTATTAAAAAATCGAAGATCGAAAAGCCAGATGGTTGAGAACCCATGATGTAATAAACAATACCAATTATGATAACCAAAAAGGTTACAAATAGATATAATTCTCCAAAATCCATCAATGTAGATACTTCTTTGGATTTGAATTTTGTAATTAATCCCCTTGCGATTCCAAGAATCCTTGCGAATATAATTATTCCTATCGTAATGGGGAGTATCGTTAGAAGAAGAATCGCAAAAAATGGAAGTTCCTGAATCACCATAGAATTATCACCTTACCACGCTTACTGCTTTACCAACTAATGCTGATACCTTACCTGTGAAATCTGTTAATTGATCTATGGCTTCTTCTGGCTTGTTTTGTGCCATTAATATAGTAAATTGAACAAGATTCCACATCACAAACATGGCAAAGAAAAATATGGCTACTGATACTATAAATACAAATGCTTCCAGCATTAAATGAAGTAATGATTGAACATAGGGCGCAAGAAAACTTATAACTTTATGAATAAACTTGCCGATCATACCAAAGAACTGACCTAATGGAGAATTTAAGAACCAATCTACAATCTTATCTAACCATGATGGGCGATTCCGTATATCCAGATACATCTTCCATTCCTCATCATCATAGACATCTCCAAATGCGCTTAATTTAACCCTATAAACATCAATATCTTCAACATCAACTGCATCAAATTGAATCAATATCACTTCTGGATCATTATCGTTCCATTCTATGAATCTGACAACTACAAAATAGAAATAACTTGTAGTGAAATATGAATCAGCATTAAGCCATTCGCCTTCTGTGGTTTTCAATGAATAGTAAGGCGAAAAATATGTTTCGTTTAGCATTGTTCCTGATGCATCATTATCTGTAAAGTAATTATTTCTGAACATTCTATCCGTATTTAGATCGAAATCACTATTTCTATCGTGCAAGAATAAATATGATTGATTACCGAAATTATACAATGTGATTTTTATAAATGCTGAAGAACTTGGAATGCTGGATGTTTTAATACCTGCTATTATGAAATCATCATGAAAATCTGTTGGATAAGTTAGACTTGTATAAACAGTTGTTCCACCTGAATTTTTGAACTCTAACTTGCAGAATGGAGTAAAATCAGGATCTTCAACCTGTCTAAATGGAAGCATGAATGTGTAGTAATTTGTGGCATTCCAATCCTGCTGATCCACATCCTGATAGAATATATGATGCTTCAAACTGGAATTATCAATACTGAATACTTTTAAATTATCAAAAAATCCAAGTTTTAAATCTGCCCTACTTGTATCATCAGGGCTTGGGAATCTAAATCCTACTGTTATTCTTATTTGATAGAATGTGCCAGTTATATGACCTGTGCTGACCTGATGCCATGTTCCATCAAGAGCATAATATTTCTCATTGATTGAAGCAATCCAATTGAAGCCATCCCATCCTTCAACTTGGAAATAGAAATAACTGTCCGATCCTGCATAAGAATCTGTGCTGTCATTGAAAAGCATCCTATAATATCCTGTCGCAAACACCCTTCTGTTTATTCCAACAGAAAATGATTGGGTTTGTTGAATATCTACTGCTGAACCAATTGGAAATCTATGAGTAAATCCTATACACCTTGTATCTGGAGAAGAAAAATTCACATCTGGAACTAATGTTTCGTAACCTGAATAGAAATCATGAATAGATAAAGATTGTCGGTTAAATGGATTGTTTATTGTCCAAAGTAATGTGTTTTTTCTATTAGTTCCTGATAGTTTGGTTACTGAAATTACAACTTCTCCATCTGTTCTTGTATCTGCTAATGCAGTTTCTAACACACAACCTGCCAATAATAAGCCATTAATTGTGCTTGAACCCACAAATCTATTGGAATACATATGTGCAAAATATATTCTGTTTGGAATATCTGGATGATATATGTGGATATATACTTCTCCTTTGGGTATATCTACTGATACTGAAAGATGAAAATGTTGTGGAAATGAATCGGGCAAAGGTATTGTAGAATATACGCTTCCGCTATCATAATATCTAATTTCATTGCTAAAATTTACTCCTGTTGCTGAAATCTCCTTGTATCTTGCTATTGCAAATCTGCATTGTTCTGATGTAGTATCGTATAATGCTATTTTTAATTCTGAACTTACTACTGTTCTATCGGGGCTTGTTAGATCAACAATGCCACCATACATATTTACATCAAATTTGAAAGTAACTCCTTCTGAATCCCATTTACTTAACCCCCTATCATATATTAATTCCCCCCATTCTCCACTATTTGTTCCATCTGTTCCTGCCCCACCAAAATTTGATGATACCGATCCTGTTCTATTAAGTATAAAATCTGCTCTTTCTAATGTTGCATTTCGTCTAACCCATGCATCTGAACTTGTTGAAACGCTTGTTGTAAAGCCATCAGTTGCAAAGGAATTGCTGAAATCGGATTGAAAATTATATCCCCCTGAACCAAAATTTGTGTGATCAAATCTGGAAGTATGATCTATATAATCAGGATCGTTATAAGCCAATTTTGTTCCTGAAATTCCTGCCCCCATGCCTATCTGGAATATTACAGAACTATCTAAATCAATTGGCAGTTCATATACTGTTCTGTTATTCCAACAGAATAATGTTCTGCCGTATGCATTGTTTCCTATATCGGATGCTGTTAGCCACATACTTCCTGCATCATTAACGCCCATTGCTACATCTTGCACATCCCAAATGACCATGTATGATTCATTCGGATAGATCGGGGCAGAAACATTGAACCAAGCAAAACTATACTGAAGTGAATTATTATATAGATGTGGATTTGTAGTTTCATTGTAAGGCAATTCTGGATCAACTAATGTATCGTTTGCTGGAATGATTGCTGTTTTCGTAAAGTTCCATTGCTCATCATTCTGTGTAGATCCGCAATTTGTAAATGATTTCTGGAATATAAGTGATGGATGTGATGATGCTGTTGGCACTACTGGATAATTATTTCCACCACCTGCATAATCAAATGAAAAATTAACTACTCTTGGAAGATCTACATGATAGATTGACATATTTAAATTCCAATCCCTGCTTGTAGAAAAGGATGAGTTATAGAAGTAGGGGCATCTCCACCAAGATATTGAAGCCCCTGAAAGTAGATTCTTACGATTAAATTCTACTATGGATGCCATAACAAGATGATTATTGGATGCAGATGTATTTGCATCATTTAGTTGAAACTTTGCAGGGGGCAAAAACGATCCTGAAAAACCACCCGATATGCCAGTATCCTGTTCAAATTGTTCAATCAATAACTTATCGTTTGTGTATTGATCATTGCTTGTATTTATTATGTTCAAAACACAATCATATTCAATATCTGGATCTGCTTGGATAAATAATGTTCTTTCTTCCTCAACTACATCCGCTTGAACAACCTGATTTAAAGGTAATATTAATATTATAATTGCTACAAATATGACAGTATATCTTATATTCCAAGCCCCCTTAAACTGATTTTCTTATAGATGAATCTTCCTGACCAACTTACCACATATGCAAAAATGATTATGGCAATGATATATAGCATTACTTCCAAAATATTCTCAAGACTATTGACAATATCCCCCACAATTTCTAAAATTTTTCCTACGAATGAAGATAATACAGAATAGACAAACTTTCCCACCTTTACAAGCCCATCCCAAACTTTATAGAATATGCCAACAATGAAGCCAAGAAATGCTTGTAAGCCATTCCAGATTAACGATATTGTTCCCGATACTGCATAATAGATCGCATTGATAATATCTAATTTTGTCAATGATTCCCATGCTTTACCCCACTTCTGCAATCCATCATCATACCATGCAACTTGTTCTTCGGTATCGTTATCTGTTGTATCAACCCATAAGTTAATCAATCCAATAGAAATCCTTCTCTCAAAGAAGTGTGTGGCATACTGGAATCCTTCTGCTGATGTTACTAATTCATGCCAGATTCCATCTGTTAATTGAACCGATCTGAAAAGTTCATAATGCATTATTGTGGCATCTGAATAATCTCTTGGAACTTTTATCTTTGAACTTGATACATTTTGAGTTGGAAATACTTTCTTAATGAATCCTTCATAATCATACCATGTATAATGACCAAATTGAATTGTTCTAACATCCTCATATATATAAGTTAAATTTCTTCTTGGTTTGTAATATGGAATGTATGATTGAAATGTATCATATTCAGTTGTGCTATCCCATAAACTTGGATTCTGCTCTATATATGAATCATCAATGCCAGTTTTTGCATTATCAGGGGTAGAGAACATAAATGTAACATCTGCTTCTTTTTCAAATGTTACCATCACTTTAATATCAATATAATCTGTTCTAACAGTTGTTGCATTAATTCTATAAGGAACTGTAAAAATGATGTAATCTGTATAGTCAATTTGTTCATTTGAATGCCAAACATTTGTATTTACATATACATATTCATTACCATATTCACTTAAAACGCCAGTTGGTTCATATTTGTTAGTGGGATCTAAAAGCCAAACTGTTAGGTTTATAAATATACCACTATCTGCAATGAAAGGTAACATAACTGAAACGAATTTATCAGTTGTTGGGGCTTCTAATCTATCATAAAATACAAGTGCATCATTTTTATTGAAATGGAATTTATGACCAAACATCCCATAATTCCCTCTACCACTTTTAAATATAAATGAGAATGCTATATCTACTGGAACATCAATCGTTTCATTTATTAATGGAAAATTTGTTTCATTAACATTAACCTTTACAAGTTGATGCCAACCATGTGATGCTGTTATTTCAAATGTTCCATCCCACCATGTTGATCCAGATGGTTCTAATACAAAATTTAGATCGGAAACCATGATTGAAGAATTTCTGCCATTGGAACAAATATCATCTTCTGTAAGATATACTAATGGTTGTGATTCTAAAATACAATTGAATGTAAATAAATAATTTGTGTTTGGTTCAATTGTTCCTAAAACTCTTGCATATAATCCATCATTTACTATGTTTTTGTTCCTAATAGGTTGAATTATATTTGGTATATTTCCACGATAATATGGAAATAAAATTTCACCCACATTAATATCCTGTCTTATTAATCCAGAATCTTGTTGAACATCATATACAGTTCCATTATCATACGATTGCCAACGAAATGGAAATGGATCATAAATAATCGAAAAATTTGGTTCTAAATATAGATGCCCATTATTTATAGATTGATATATTTGAGTGGAATTTTCATTCTCAATTTTAAATGCACACATGGTTGGTGTAATTTCATCAAAATTAATGCAACTTGGGTTTAGTGGTATTTTTACATAAAATTCTGTTGCCCCCGACATAATCATTCTATTAGTAAAATTCATTACGTTAGAAATCGTTATAATTGATCTTTTTTTTGCAATCGGAAAATTATCTTGATACCTGCCACCATATTCATCCCCTATTGCAACTAATGGGATTGGTGGTGGTGGAAATAATGGTGTTCCATAATCATCCCTATAAAAACTTGGTAAAAGATTATCATATAGTTTTACATCATATGAATATGAATCATTAATTTTTAATGGTTCATAATCAACTTCCATCAATGATGATTCAAAAATACCACCGACATAAGATCCATCAGTTACTTCCTTGCCCATGTCGTTTTCCCAAATATCAATTTCCGTTCTGATTTCACCTTGCTCGGCAAGATTATTCTCAATTACAGGGCTTCCATCAGGTAGTGTTTGCGCTTGAAATTCGGCATCAAAAGAATGGGCAGAATCTTCCTGTGCTTTGGCTACTGGAGATTGAAAAAGAACCCCTATGATGATGATGAAAACCGCAAATGCAAGATACTTTCGCATTATCACACACATAAATCTGCAACCTTTTATTTATAATTTCCTATGTGTCTAAATCAATCTCTTGCTTATAAGGAATTTCAAGCCAATCCATGAACTGCCTTATTAATTCCATCTCATACCTGATCTTTTTGCCTTTCTTTGCAATCTCGGTTTTCTTCCAGAATTTCCACATGGATGTTTGTAATTGCTCTTTCTTCAATTCATTGTATCTTGTTTCCAGATAATTATGCCGATCTTTAACCTTATGAACCCCATCCAAAATGTTCTTGGAGAACTCCTTCTTTTTCTGATCATAATATTTCGTATTCAGCATTAGAATCTTTTGCTTTTCTGTTTCGCATGGGTTGGCACATAATTCGCAAATCAATGCTTTTGCCATGTCAAGTTTTTCGCATTCCATATTACAATCACCTTTGAGAACGCATTCAAATCTCGGACAATAATTAGGGCAATTTGGTTCTGTCGTTCTTTGCTGTATTTCTTCATCATCATCCGTAATCGGTCTTGCTCTTGTTCTCGCAACTCTTGATTTCCTTACTTCATCATCATTACCCATATTTTTCAACTCCTAATCTATCGGTTCTGCTTCTATTCTCCATTCTGTCATTCCAATTATTATTTCTCCTATGTATGTTATCCATTCTGATGCCTTATCAATATGGATCGTGCCTTTGTATCTGGCTATTCTTTCTCCACCAAAATACTCCTGCAATGTTGGTATCTGCTCTTTATTATGCGATAGTGTTATCATAATGTCTAATATTCTACCACACCTTTGCATATCGCCGTTCTCATAAGCCTTTGTAAATGACCACACAAATTCCTGAATATGTCGAATATTAAGATCAAGTATCTCACCTTTTCTGAATTGTAAATCACGCATTTTCTTATCAATGCGTTCTTCCAGTTGTCTTATCTCATGCTCATCTTTACCGTAGTTCATTCTTCACCATCCAGTTCTTCATCTTCATCTTCACCCATCAAATCATCATATTTTCCATATGCCCCACGATCCTTTGTAGAGTAGGCGTATTCTGTTATCTGCATGGATTTATCCTTTTCATGATATTCATCAGGTGGGATTGGAAGATGATTATTGAAATAACCGCTATGAATCAATTGTGGGGATGTCTTTGATCCCCTACTGGCTTTTATATCCAAATTGTCTATCTTTTTCATCATTGCCTTCTCAAATATATGTGGCTTAATAAGGTAAATCTCATTATCATCATCTGAATATTCATAATAGTTCTTATCCGCATTCCAAATCAGATTCTTTCTATTCATTGTGATTTCTCGTTTGAATAACTTATACGGATTCCTTTTGATTGACCAAATATCGCCGTTGATTACTTTCATTGGTCTAATTGGTTGCCCTGATATATAGATGTATAACATTATCTCCTTATTATCTTCGAAATCTTTCCATTTTTCAGTTAGCATCTTCTTGCCATGCTCGGTTTTGAATCGAACTATCCTGCCATTGAATCTCCTAACTCTCCATTTGCCCATTTTTGTGCAAAATATTGATGGCTTATGTAAATACCAAAATTTCTTCACCCAACCGATATAGATCAATGCCCCGATTGTGATTATGATTGCGGATTCAACTGGATAATCCGCAATGGCATCCCAAAAATAGTAAGCCATTAAGAACCACCCCCACCTGAACCTGAATACCGATCTCTAACTTCCCTTTGCTGATACTTCCTGACCTTTTCTTCTTCTATTTCTGGCATGATGTGTAGTTTTTCTATTTCAAATCCTGCCCTTTCAAGATCTCCACGCATTGCCATCTTTGTAATTACATCTGTATCCTGATTTAAATCATCCATTGATTGCTTCAATATTCGTGATAATCTCCAATTATCCCTGCCAATATAAATGGCTTCCAGATTCTTTGTATCGGCAACTGGAATGGGAAAATAAAGCCCTTCTGATACTGCTTCAAAGCCCTTGCATTGAACTACAATGTCCTTACAATTTAAATCACTACAAAGGATTGGATCTATATAGATCGGAAACGCCTTCTTCCAGAACATCCACCAATGAGATTTGATGTGCATCTTCAACATCTCGTTCTGTGGTTGAATGCCAACTATATCGCCCACTCTATAACCCTGTATGTATTTATCGCCAGTAATCCAAAGTGTGTGTCGCATTCTATCCTTGTTCAATTTGTTTTTGATCATTCGGGTGTATGCCTTCTCCAATCGTTCATCACTATCCCTTGCAATCTCAATCTTTTGTGGCTTCTTTTTACCTGCCATGTCTTTGATCATTCTAACTACCATCATAACTATAATGACCACGACCATGATCATGACTATTGGCATCATCCATTCCATTTCCATTCTATTTCTCCTTGATTATCTTGAGAATCCTGTATAATATGCATTCATCTTCGGCGCAAGTTTCATTGACCGAACAATCATTCTTGCAGAAGTTTTGAATTTGATCTACAATCTTTTTTTCTTTATCAGTATATCCCATGTTATTCCCCCATGATCGCCCTCATTACGCCGATAGTTCCCAACTTCTTCTTCGCCTTCTTTAGTGCTTCCTTCTCATAATCCTTATACATCCTGTCGTATTGCTTCCTTTCCAACTTGTCCATATCTGCAAGTGATTTTATATCTCCTGCAATCGCCTTTACTGGATCACTATCTGGCTTGAAATTCCATTCAACTCCTGTATCTGTGATATATTCTATCACAATATCAGGATCTTCTTCTAATACTTCGATAAAGGCATCCACGATCTTGTTCCTCTTGCCCTTGAATCGCTTCTGCTCTATCTCTTTGGCTATGCCCATTCGCTTCTGATCTGCTGTCTTTACTTCATCATTCTTTCCGTTCATCTAACATCACCTTCCCAAATATCACTAACCCATATGTTATCTTCGCCCTCAAACTCCCTGTATCTCCATGCTGGAAATAGAATCACAAATATGATTGTGATCGTTTTCACATACTTCTTTTTCCATTTTGGCATATCTGTTGTAATCTTGTAATGGCTATCTGAATCTGCATCATCACTATCCCTAACATTAAAGATCCTTACTGTATGCCCCCTTTTCATTGTTTGATAGGCAAACTCGTTTATCATCTTATCTTCTATCTCCATACCCACCATTGCCATGCTTGTTTGTTTAATCCACACCATCACTTGATAATACAATGACAAGCCCAAGATCGCCGTCAATGGAATGCTGATCCATAATGTAATTCTCCAATACCAAACCAATGCCAATCCAAATATGATCAATCCGCAAATTAATATTACTAACAAATCATCTTGGCTAATGTTGAATCGCTTCTCCTTGATATTGGTTGGTTCTTGCATTATTCCTTCTCCTTTCTTCCCTTCATCAATTCTTCGTGCCTACCTGTTTTCAATCTCTTACCCCCTTGTGTAAGTTTGGATGCTCAAATTGATTGCCTACGATCTTTGGATTCATCAATGCATAATATATATCCAGATCTTCGTATGTCCAGCAATTGCTTACCTTATCTTCATCAATGCATTGCTCACATTGGCATCTGTAATCTATGATGAACCTTCTGGCGAATATCTTCTCACCGTCATTAAGTATCAGATAAAGATCCTTCTCATAATCTGATGTCGTTTCTACCCAATCGCCCACGAATATCCTTTTGCCATTAATATCCGTTTCTCCAATCGAATGCGTAATCTCAATTGGGCTTTTTTCACAATCTTTAATAAATTGAAAGATCGGATGCCCTTCGATTGATATTATGCCATAATTTATAACTGTCCATTCTCCCTTAATCCAATCCCAAAATCTAAATGCTGTCGTTATCTCCATTAGCATCCCTTCCTTTTAAATTCCTTGCGTTCAAATATTACTGTAAATACTGAACTTATTTCCTTTTCCCTTACTGACCAATCAGGATGCCCATGCCTTGCCCATTCCTTGTATATCTCTTTTAAAGATTGGGAATAGTAATAGATTTCTTTCTGATCTAAAGTATGCTTGGATTTTATCTTCTGCCGTTTAATCAACTTGCCTAATTTGAATGCATTCATACTTATGCTGTTGGATTCTATATTGACCTTATCAAGTAGTTCCCAAACCGCATACATCATTGTATGAAATCCATTACTATATTCCATTAAATTACTCCTGTGGTATTTCTGGATCTGGCTTTGGCTTCTTCATGGGAAATAGTTTCTTCTTCATTACAATCCACATTCCCAAGAAGAAGAATAAGATCGGATATACGAATGTCAATAGCATCATGACACCCATTGGCACTTTAAAAGATGTGATGCCATTGAACCAAAATATGATTGTGGTTGCAAAACAGATTACAATCAATCCTATGGCTACTATCCATCCTGCTCTCAAAACCTTCTCCTTATCACTTAACTTTTTCTTTTCACTCATGGCTTTCACCTTCACCTATTAAAATGTATATAAATTTATACTTTGCTATCATTTCTATCCATCCTTTCTCATAAGATATAATTCTTTTTTATTATGGTAACAAACCTGATCACATAGAAATGAAAATCGCTTATACCATTCTACCAAATGTTGCTCACAAACTAACCGCATTTGATAATTCGATTTCATCATAAAATCAAGCATTAGCATCCTGCCCAAGCCATGACCTTGATGTTCTGGATCTACCATGACCTGCCGTAACCAAAGGAATCTGCTTCCGCATAATGATTTTGAATTGAATATATTTCTCATTCTGTTGATTTCCCAAACATATGCCCCATAGATGATTCCGTTCTTATCCAGAACCATCACATTGCCTTGCTTGATATATTTCTTGTAGTATTTTTCTGGATTCCTGATTGTATCGTTGAATGTGGCATGATATATGTATAATATCTGCTTGAGATCGCCCATTACTGCTTCTCTCATATTCATATTATCTACACCGATTACAATATTTCTGATTGGCAGATTTGGGGTTAAATTTCCTTCCGCATTCTTTACATCTGGCTTTCGGTGGAATATCACAAACCAAATGAATCAAGTAACCATATGTGAAAAATGTGGCAATAAAAATGCTCTCAAAAAATATCCATATTACTATGCCAAGTATGATCGCCGTATAGGGTTTGTGCATAACTCCCCTGTGCTTTAAACCAATTATAAATGCCATTAAAATCAAGCCTACAAATAAGCCCATGACATAGCCAGAATAGGTGAAATATAAACATAAAAGTATCAGTATCATATATGTGATTGCAAACGCCTTTGATGTGCCTACATCTACATCTGGAAATAATGATCCATATAGCCCACCCACAAATGCTATTATTATGTTCGGGATCGTAATTCCAAGTATTATGAATCTTGAACTGGCAAATAAACTTTCATACTCAATAAAGAAAGGTAACTTCAGAAATTCCAAGATTAGTAATGCTATCAATAGCATCACCGTTCCAATGAAGCCCCACTTTAAATGCCCTTTCCAATCCAAATTAATCACCTTCCTTTATTTCATTATAGATCTTCTCCACGAATGCCATTGAATCCTTTACAACTGATATGACCTTCGTATAATCACCCCTCACACATTTCCAATCATCTTCTATGATTCGCATATCATACAAACTATCAAATGATTTGGATACCACATCCCTATTGAATCCGCTTAAATCAACTAATTCATTTAATGTGATGCCCCTGCCATGTGCTTTCTGGAACTCAAAGATCGTAAATAATACTTGCGTTCTCTTGCTTACTGTCTTATCCAACTTTTCAATTTCTTCTTTTGCCTTCTGCAACTTTTCATCTATGTTATCCAATCTTGTATCTCTTTTGCTCATTCAGATCACTTCCAAGCATCTAAATCTCTTTGATTCTCCATCTGTGAAATCAAGCCCCATACCTGCCCTTGTATTGATAATCTCCATTTTGGTTGCTCTCCTGAAATTAATTTGGATTTTATCATGCTTGTAATGTTCCTTAACTTTTATTGATTTTATTCCTGTTTTTCTGCCATAATAATAAATCGCTTTCTGAATTGCTCTTGCCATTGAGTTATCAACGACATAAACCATAATGCCCTTGCCGTCTTTCCATGCATCATTCCATGTTTGGCAATACTCTTTCATAATAACTTGAATTGCCCAAATCTTCTTATCACTATTCAATGCTTTATCCCTTTGCATTTTCTTTCTTTTACTCATCTTTACCTCCGATTTCGTTTATCTTCATGGTATCGTAATTGATTTCAAACTCTTTCTCAATCAACGTATATTTATTCTCTTTAAGCCAATCTTTATCAATATTGCATCTGTGATCCAATACTCCTGAATTTAGGATTGTGCCGTTCTTATTGATAAGTTTCCATAGAATAATCTTATTCACTTTCATATTCAACCCTCTATCTCAACTAACTTCATGACTTTGCCATCATACTTTTCCCAGTTGCGATCATAAGCAATTACTCCTTTGTTCAGTAGTGATTTAAATGTTCTGCCATCAACCTTAATCCAATCTTTATTCTTGATTAAGTGATATGTATCCTTAATATCATGACCTACGAATGACCATGATTTTATCAACTCATATCCTTCTTTCATCTTATCTACTACAAACTGCTGATTCTCATTCATCTTCTTCATCTTCTTCATCTCCATTATTTTCCTTATGGTCTTTTCTATCGCTTGGCATTATGATCGCTTCTGCTTCTTCTTCTTCCAACTGTTTTTGTAACTCTATATCATCAATATATTCCTGCCACATTCCGTTCTTCTTCCAATTACTGATTGCTTTTGTCAATGTGTGATTACTCGTATTAAGCATCTTGGCTATCTGATTCTTGTTATCGCCCACAAGTTCCATTAACTCATATACTGTGCCAAGTTCATTATCCTGAATCTCTTTGGATGCCCCTTTGAATGTGTAATCATATGAACTCAATACAAACCTTAATGCGCTAACTAAATCTTTCTTCTGAAAATTCATATCTGGATAATCTATCTTGAATAGAACCCAATTATGCTCAATCAAATTAGTTAATGATTCCTTCTTCTTGCCCTTTCCTGTTATCAATTTATACTTTCTCGGATTGGATGTCATTTTTTTGATGAAATCGTTTATCTCTAAACTACCTGCAACCTTCTTCGGTTCAAAACTTGATAACCCCGATTTCTGTTGCCATTGAACAAACTCTAACTTCTTCTGCTCATATAGTGGAAGTATCTCCTTTGAAGGCAATGAGAATCGCATATTGCCCTGCTCGGTGGTAGTTCCCTGCATTGTTATTACCATACCCTCATCATCTCGGATTCTCGGATACCTGTGCCTAATCTTTCCTGAACGCTGATCTACAATCACATGGAAATACTTCAACCAACCGAATTTGCCACCTGTAAATGTCGGATCTATCATCTCCGCAAATCCATGTATCATGCTTCTAATCCTGCTGTCAATGAACTTAACAAATGGAACTGTCATGATCAATATTAGATTGTGCCTTCGGAATGTTTCAAATAATGATGAAATAATCTTGTTCTGTTCCTTATACCAATCCCTTGATGATAGCGATACACCAACTTCTTCCCACATGATTACTGAACCCTTCGGCAATGAACTATCTAATAATGTAATGAAATCTTTCGGATGGAAGATTATCCGATCCACATTGAAATACGGATCAATATCTTCTGCAAGTTTAATGCCCGAATATGATTTTCCAGTTCCCACGCCCCCGACAATCAATATAATGTAATTCTGATTCATGCGGATTCTACGCAATGCATAATCGCTTAACCAATACTTGTGCTTAATCTTTGATTGTTCCATTAATAATCTGTAATCTTCTTCAATATCTTCTTTTGCATGAAAATGATCATCTTCATACTCTATTTCTAATTCCATTTTATTGAAATCTTCATCAATTTCTCTATCCTTTGATTGCGCTTCTGACATTTATTTCTCCATCCCCATCTACAAATTCTTCAGGGGCATCTATTCCTGTGGATTTCCAAAGAAAATCGGCACGATTCATTAAATGAACAATTATACGTTCCTTTTCGATATTCCACATTTGCGGTTTATATTTATCGCTTCCTTTGTTGCCAAAGGTTTCATTGTTCTGTTGCCAACGATAATAATCTTCTTGTGTTATATAAGGTGAAAGCAAAAACCAAAGTGCATCAAGATGAATTGTTACATCCATTCTTCTGGAAGTTAGCATTGATATGATTCTCATGTGATTAAATAATATGTCCATAAATCCAATGTCCTCTTTAACGTGTCGTGTCATACCTTGTTTAATACCTATCTTGCCAATTTTTACTTGAACTGGAAACTGCCGATTCTTAATATCCCTTTTCGGTAAAACCCCTGCCCGATACAATACCATTGATATGATCCTAATTTTCATCATGCCAGATTTGTAATCATTATTGACAGTTTCCCTTTGCCATTTCCTGTGATCATCATCAGTTGTGTAAGGATCAAGCATTGCCCAAATATGATTCATATGATAATCGAAAGGTTCTGCTGTGCAAGTAAGTTTTGATAAGTCTTTGAGATGTGCCATCACTACCGATCTAAATGATTCCTGCCCTTGCTGATTATACATCTATCAACCACGACATTTTAAGACGTACATATATTAATACATTTTCCATAATGTATGAAAATAGCCATATAATATTTATAATTATTTAAATAATTATAAATCCCGATCTAATGTTTCAGAAGCATATACCGATATACTATTCCGTTCCCATATATGCAATGTCTAACCGATTGTTTTTCCTGACCTTTAAGCATACGGATGAAGTTCATATACTACCATCTGGCTATTGACCTGTGAAAGTGTTTTATAATAATTCAGAACGTCTATAAATATGCTCGGATGGTAAAAAAAATAATCCTATTCGCCGTTTTTTTGGAAATTTGGAAATTCAACCTGTGCCTCTATATTAACTTCTCCTATTAAGTATTGATATTGATAACCGATTTTCATAATAGATTTTTTATTAAAATAAATTACCTGAAATTCGGCATCCAGTAATTCGGTCAAAACGAATTTTTGAATGGTTAGATCGGTTTCATGCTTACTCTAAATCTGTAAAGAATACTCTAACTTTTCCATTTTTTGATGATCCATAACAAAATTGCGGATTAATTTCAATATTATATATCTATAAAGGGAACGAAAGTGAAAGTATTAATAGATGTAATTCTATGTATGTTTAGCATACGCTAAATGCGATAGACAATAAACAATAGGAATGTAATAACCCAAAGGAACGGTTTCTGTAAAAATATCTAACCCAAATACTCTCCTTGCAGAAATCGTGGGAATGGATCGGGCTTGTGAATTTTCCACTTCCTTCCTGATCCTTCCCGAATCCCTATCGGATTTCCTTCTTCCGTTTTTTTTTATTTTCAATAGTTCCAATGGAAATGGTGGTGGGGGGGTGTAAGCCCACCCACCATTACTGGCTACTCCTGTGGCAATGTTGTAATGCCACGATCAAGTAGATCTTCCAAATACTCTATCGCTTCCTGCTTTGTCAATTCCCTGCCATCCTTCGTTTCCAATCCATGTGCGCTTCCATTCTTTACTGCTTTCAGTAAGCCCCTAACGGATACTGGCATGGGAACATATTCATATTCTTCTCCTACTTCCATTCTATCGCCTTCCTGTGCTGTTTAAAGAGTGGGGGCTTGATTGCCCCCATTTGACACCTTGATCAGAATCTTCTTCCGAAATATGCCCAATTCCGATACTGGCACATCTGTTCTTTTATGCCTTGATCGGTATGTGCCACCATTCGCCTTCGCTTCCTTGTAGATGGATGGCTTCACATACACATGACCATGACCACAAATCCATTCCTTCATCAGATTGTTTGTTTTTCTCCAGCATCTACATTTGTTGCCAGTATAACGATACTTGTAGGATTTGTGATCGCCCTGAAATCCGAATGTGTAGTATGCTTCCTTCTCAAACTGGCGAAGTGATACCTGATCCTTGATTCGCCTGTGATTATATCTTATCCATTCATGCAGATATTCATGCCGTAATGTTCTGATTACCCTGTTTCGTGGGCTACCTTTCCAATGATAATGTGCGATCTTAATCCACTTCCCATAACAACATCTGCCATAGTAACTCGTCATGCGCTTGGAGATCTCTACTGGCAACATTGCAGGGGTTCTTGGATAAGTACCATACTTTGCCATCAGTTTAACGGCGTTCTTAACGAATCGGGGGCTTTTTGACCATTTCCTGCCTTCCTCAAACAACGCCCATTCAGATCGGTTCATGCGTTCATACCTGTTCTTCATGATGCCATCTCCCTGATTTCCTTCTTGGTTAGGGTATCCAGTATCTTGGTTTGAGAGAAACCACAAAACCTACATAACTTGCCGAACTTCTTGTGAATCCACATTGAGAACTCACACTTCGGACAGAAGATTTGCTGATCTCTTGGGTTGCGTTCCAAATGCTGTGCCTTCAATATTTCTTCCAATCTCTCTTTATTGTATATTTTCATGCATTCCACTTCCTATTAGTGTAATAATGAGTTTTTACTGCTATTTTGGGGTAGCCAGTATATCCTCATTATCAATCAAACATAAAGGTTGAAAGACTATAAACCTATCTCAACTCAAAATTAACATTTGCGTAATCTAACACAACCAACAATACCATAATGTGTTATTTGTAACTATCAATCACTTGTATTTTTCGCAATTTCATGCGTTTTTTAATACTTTTTAGGCATGGAATACGATTTTGCCCACGCCTGATTCGGAAAATTCCGATAATGTCTTTTGCATAGGATCTTCTACCTGTTTCTCTTTAACAAATTTTATAATCCCTGACTTTGTTATCAAACAACTATCACACCTATGCTTGTTGAACCCACATTGAAGTATGCAACAATAAAAGAAAATAAATTCTGGATCGGCATCTGGATCAATCATTTTTAATTCCATTATGCAACAATCTATATCATCTGATAGTGCTGGACATAAATTACTATCACCCATACATTTCTCACAAACCTTATCCAGTATTCTCATATTAATCATTTATTTATAAACTTCTTTGCCTTTTTTATTAATTCTCCATCTCCTGCCCCTAACAAAGATTTTACCTATTTTTCCATAGTGTGAATATTTCAATACAACTGCTTTATATCCTTTGAGATAGGATTGTAATGTTGATGAAAAATCATCTAATTTAAATCTACTGCCAGTATTCGTTTCTTTATCAATATCTATCTCTCTATGTATTTTGGCACATCTGCAATTCTCATGTTTGCCTACTTTTCTTGTGAATTTGTTTAGAAATTGTTCAATCTCTTTTTGATTTGCTTCCACTAATTCCTTACTTCCAGATAATACAATATATAGCCCTTTGTTCATTCTATCACTTCCAGATCTGCAACGGTTCTCGGATAAAGGCAATACACACCCTCATCTTCTACATGAAATTCCTCACAATGATCACAATGCTCACACCTACCCATATTCACCCATCCAGTTACTTTCTTCTCTCGGAATATCCTTTCTTCAATTACTTCACTATTATCGGATTTTCTCACAATCTTATGATTTGGCTTGATATTATCAATTCTTTCATCTCCATCCTTGAACTTTACACCAACTGGCTTCAATGATGGCTTCGGACACCATACCGCATTGCTTCTTTTTCTAAATTTGCCTTCCATATTGCCACTTCCTTGCCAATCACTATGAATGACACCCTATAAATATCGTTCCATCTGCAACTTCATGTTCCTCAATGCAACAACATCCAAACGGCGTTCCAGCATCAAGAAATCCAATGTATCGCCCTTTGAAGTATTCTGGCACTAATGCGATCCAATCTTCATCTCCACAATTATCTGATAATGCCTGATATTTTGGTGGGGCATCTTCAAATTTCCATATCACAATCGCTTTCTTCAAGTTCATAATCAATCAACTCCTTCAATTCAATATCTCTATGC